TCACCGGCGAGTGGCGCGTGGTGCCCCCCCTTCAAGACTTGAGGGGGGTGGGGGTGTGGGCTGGTTGTGGCGGTGGTTGCTGGGGCTGGTTAGGGCCAGCAGCCGATCGCGAGGTGGGTGGGCTGGGTTTGGGTGAGGGCTGGTCGTTGGTGGTCTCTGCGTCCGTCTCCGCGTTGTTTGTTGCAGGTGCCGTGGAGGAGTCGGTCGGCGTGGGTGCCGCCGTTGGCGCGGGCGTGGGTGTGGTCGCCGGCGAGGCTGCCGGATGCTCGGTCGGTGCTGGTGGGGTTGTAGTCCCAGTTGCGGGTGCGGTCGAGGTACATGGGTTTGCCGCACCACCAGCATGGTGTGCCGTCGACGTGTGAGGCCTTCAGGTGTTTGACCTGGTTCTTGTGTCGTTGGTCGAGTCCGCGTTGTTCGGGGTTGGGGCGTCGTGTTGGCATGGGTGCCTTGGGAGTTGGGGGCCGTCGCGGCGCGGCGTGCTGCGCAGTGGTTCGTTCCGTTGGGGTCGGATCACCGGGGGGAGGGTGTCACCGTTTGCATGTATGCCAGCCCAGCATCATGGGAGGTGTCGAAGGTGTGCGCGCACAGGGCCGCGCCGCGACGGGGAATGAAAAGAGGTGCTGGCCTTTTGGGCACAGCACCTCAACTTCACGATCTAGGATTCGGAGTTTTCTTCAGTTTGTCAAGCACCCAATACAGAGTGTCGCACTGTCGAGCTCATACTGATCGCTCCTTTCGGCGGGCTTGCTGGGTGCGGAGTCGGTAGAACACGTCGCCGGCGCGGTAGAGCTTCTGGCCGTCTCGGGTTTTGCCGCGGACGGCGAGACGGTCGCGGCGGCGATACGCCATGTCGTGCACGGTTTTCGGTTTGATGTGCATGTTCAGGCGGTCGCGGACGACGTCGACGAGTTCGTTGGCGGTGAAGAACCGGGCTTCGAGTTCGTTGTCGACGAGACCACGCTGGTAGTCGGTGTCGACGGTGTGTTTGCACTGGCGGCACGTGAGGGTGTCGCCGCCCCGTGACCAGAGCGACTGCCCGCATTTCTCGCAGTAGCCGTGGAAGTGGGGGCGTACCGGGGTGTCGACGGCGTGGAACGCGGCTTTGTGGGCGGCGATGATGCTGGCGGCGATCAGGGTGGCGTTGTCGCACACCGCGAGTGATCGGATGTGCCGGGCCAGCCAGAGGGCGAGATAGGGGGAGCGGCGTTCGCCGGGCCAGGTGAGTCCGCGTTCGGTGCACACAGACAGCACGGCCTCGCGGAGTGAGCCGTGCAGCTGGCGTGCGGCTTCGGCGGCGTCGCGGTCGAAAGGCATGGGGCCTTCGCTGTCGGCTCGCTTTCCGGAGACGCGTTCGCTGTTGTCGCGGAATGCGGTGTCGCGGATCAGGGTTGCGTCGAGGTCTTCGGACAGCCAGGTGTGGATGTCGGTGAGTTTGTCGACGAGTTGGTCTTGTGCGTGGCGGTCGAGGCCCGGGTCGGTGCTGGGCTGGGTCATCGGGTGTGCCTCTCGTCAGCGTGGCGGGTGAATGCTCGGTCGCGTTCGACGCGCAGGTTCTCGGAGTAGACGGGGACCGCGGGCCGTTCGGGTTCGGGCGGGCGCGGGGGTGTGGGTATGCAGTCGCAGCCTTCGGCGGCGGCTGGCACTTCGAGATGGCAACGCGGGCAGACGGTCACAATTGCTCCTCGTCGTGGCCGTAGGACGTGATCAGGACGACGGGTTCGATCGAGTTGCGGCCGTCGTCGTCGCGAATCCACGTCGGGGTGCCGTCATCGCGGCGATCGACGTGGGCGCCGAGCAGGTAGACCGACGGGTCGTAGCCGTAGCCGTACTCGGCGTCGGTCGCGACGACGGTGCGCGGCGGCAGCGTGGACAGCTTCTCGATCAGTTCGGCGACGGTCACGCGTTCTCCTTCGGCCAGGTGACGGATTCGAGGCCGTTGCGTTGCCAGGTCTGCACGTCGAACGGCAGGGTCCATCCGGCGTGTAGGGCGCCCATGCCGGCGAGGGTGAGGGCGTCGGCTTCGTCGTGGTTCCGGATGCGTTGCTCGATGTGGGTGTCCCACTGGTCGCGGACAGCGGCCAGGACGCGCGCCTTCCGGTCTTTCGGGTCGAGGCCGCGCACGACCTTGCCGGTGGCCCACTTCTCGCGGGTGGCGGGGTTGACGACGGCGACGGGGATGCCGAGGGCGTCGAGTTGCGACACGATGCCGAACCACAGGACCCAGCGGTCGATGAGCGAGTGCTGCATCTTCATGTGGGCGGGCATCTCCTCGATGACGACGAGTTCGGTGTCGCGCGGGATGGCCTGGACGACGAACCTGGTCTGGGTGACGATGCGGCGGGACCGGTGGACCCACGACTTCGCGTCGGTGGACTGGTGGCCGACCGATCGGAGGGTGCGGACGTGGGCGACGTCGTCGCCGTCGTGGCGGCCGAGGATTGCGATGCCGGTGCTGGTGAGGGATGGGTCGAGGCCGGTGATGCTCACAGGTCGCCTCGCAGTTCGTCGAGGAGTGCGAGTGTGGCCTGTCCGAACTCGCCGCCGAGCAGCGCGCGACGCGCTTCGGGACTTGGGTCGTCGAGGGTGAGTTCGTAGCTGCCGCTGGCCTGTCGCTGGTGATCGGCGACGGTGTAGGTCGCGGTGTTGCCGTCGCCGAGGTCAACGCCGACGCGGGTGCCTTGCGGGATGACGCCGCCGTAGGCGTAGGGCGGGCGTTGCGCGTTGCCGATCCAGCGGTTGAACACGTCGCGCATCCACGGTGCGGCGCCGACGGCGTCGAGCATTCGGTCGGCGGCGCTGCGGAGTTCGCGCGGTGCGAGGAACCACAGGCCGTGGTCGTCGAACCAGCGGTCGATGCGTGCGGCGACCTGCACGGCCCGGGAGTGCACGTAGTTGCCGCCGGGGCCGTCGATCTCGTGCCACACGATCGCACCGCCGAGGTCATGTGGACGGGCCGCGTGAACGTCGAGGGTGAGCGGGCGTCCGTCCTCGTCGGCTGTCTGGTGGGCGACGTTCCCGGTATCCGAGTCGCGATCGAGCGCCGTGATCCCGCTGAGTGTGCGGCCGCCGTCGACGACGCGCATGATCAGGCTGTGGCGGGCCGGTAGGCCGACCACGCTGCGCAGCATGGTGAGACCCTCAGTCTCGAACGCCACCTCGATCTCGTCGAGGTGACGGTGGCCGGTGAGATCGAGGCGCCACCAGCGGGCAGGCTCGGTGCGGTAGTCGTCGGTGCGGTATATGACCCACGGTGCCGGGTTGAGCGGGTCGCGCATGACGGGCCACTGCATTTCGGCCGGGTACATCGGCGACGGGTACGCGCCGTCGAGGCGGGCTGCACGATTCGCACGCACGATCCGGCACCCGTAGCACTGGCACTGGTTGGCCTCGACCATGTCGGCGGTGAGTGGGCCGATGAACTCAGATCCCGGGCAGAGGACCGCGGAGTCGTCGTCGGCGTAGCGGTAGTCGCCGAGGATGGCGCTGCTGGCGTATTCGGGTTCTTCGCCACGGTCCTCGGCGTCAGCGGCGCGCTGCGCGTACTCGCGACGCATCTCCTCCATGCGGGCGGTGATGGCGAGGCCGTGCCACGATCGGTTGCAGTGTCCGCACCGCCGGTCGGCCGCGGCGGCGCGCTGCGCCTGGCCGTCCTCGCCGCCGGCGAGCTGTGCGTCGATCAGGGCGTCGATCTCGTCGACGATGTCGCGGCTCACGGTGCGACCACTTCTGCGTCGGCGACCGCGTCGGGCTGCACGCGGGTGAGCTCGTCGCGGACGATCTGCGCGGCCTCGCCGATCCCGGACAGCGCCAGGCCCTCGATCGCGAACGCGAGGAGCGCACGCAGCACGTCGGCCGGCACATCGGTCGGATCAGGCTTCGCATAGACGAGGCGCCCAGCCGAGGGCAGCCGGTTGACGGTGACTGCCCACATCGGGGTGTCGCTCGACCGGGACTCGACCTCGACGACGACGGACTTCTTGTCGCTCACAGCGATCGAACCTCCTGCATGATGTCGGTCACGGCGTAGAACCGCATGTCGCACACCGGGCACACCGGTTGTGGTCCGCCTTTGGCGGTCAGGGTCTTGCGGATGTTGGTGGCGACGACGTCGATGCAATGACGGCACAGCAGGGTGACGTGGTGGCCGCAGCCGTGGTCGGACGGTGACTTCGGCGGATGCATGATCACGCGGTAGGTGGCGGGTTCGGTGCAGATGACTTGCGGGCTGGCTGAGTCGCACGGGATGTGCGCGGCGAAGTCTGGCAGGTTCACGACGGGGTTCCTTTCGTGGCGAGCTGTTTGCGGACGAGCGCCATGCCGCGGGCGGCGCGGGCGGCGGTGTCGGGGTCGTGGTCGCAGACGCGGTTGCCTTGGTAGCCGTTGTCGTCGCAGAGGTCGCAGGCGTCGATCTCTGCGACGCGGGCGGCGGCTGCGGCTTCGCGTTCGGCGCGCTGGGCGTCGAGGCGTCGGCGGGCTTGCTCGGCTTCCCAGGTTTCGCGGGATCGCCGCGCGTCAGCGCAGGCGCCGCAGGGCGGCGGGTTGTCGTCGCTGATGTGCTTGGGGCATCGAGGGGTGGGGGGTGTGTGTGGGTCGTGCTCGCCCTGGTGAGGTTCCCTACTTACGTAACCCTCTATGGAGCTGGTTGTAGGAGCTGGAGCAGGAGCTGGTAGGGAGTTGACCCCCAAACCTTCGGGGTCGGTTTCGGGCAAATCTACGGTGAAACCTTGGGGGTAACCCACCCCCAAACCGTGGGGTAAATCCTCGGGTAAACCTTGGGGGTAATCGTCGGGGAAAGCGTCCCGCAAACTGGCCGGGTCGATGCTCTCCCGGTCCAGCAGCGCGACGACCTTCGGTGTCTCCCAGGCCTTCAGATCGGGCTGCGACTGGTGCAGCCGCACCAGCTGGTGGATGACCACACCCCGCACCGTGGCCGATGCGACCGACGCGAACGCGTTGGCCATCGAGACACTCGTCTTCGGGTTACGCAGCAGCCCATCGTGTTTGATGAACGACCGCACCAACACCTCTTCGGTGTCCTCGTCGACCACGATGAACAGCCCGTCGATCAACTCGGCCGCCGCGATCCGCACCTGCGCGGTCGTCCACCCGCGGGCGCTCGCGGCGATGCGCCCCGGCCGCCAGTCGGCCACACCGCAATACGACAGAGTCGGGGACGTCAGCAGCGTGAAGTACAGGTGCTGTGCCGCCGGGGACAGTCTCCGGAAATCGTCGTCGGTCCAGATGTCGAGACGAATCTGGGCGTACTCACGCGCCACTCTGCGCCTCCTTGTTGTGTAGTCGGGTCGGGCACTCGGGGTGGTGCCCTTGTGCTTCGGGGTGCCACTCGCACCACAGGCACCGGCGGTAGCGGATCCGCTCAGCGGTAGAGAGGACCCCGGGCATCGGCTTCATCTGCTCGCTCATAGGGCGTCACCGCTGTTGGCCAGATCGAGGAGTACGTCGGCGTGACACGGCTCGTCGAGCGAGCACCAACAGGCGAGGTCATGCCCGGCCAGTTCGGCGCGAATCTCCTCATCGGACGGATACGCAGGCTCACCACCGGTGAGTACCTGGCGAGCGCGAAGGTCGTACCGAAATTCGTTCACGGCCATGCTGTGACAGAGGTCGGCACTGAGGCTCGGATAGTGTTCCGCGATCTCGGACACGCTGAACGGGTTGCCCCACTTCGTCGGCCGCCCGACGTAGATCGCACCCTCGGGCATCCGCCAGTCCTTCGTGCGGCGGCGCTGGATACGTTGCGGCATCAACGATCACCACCGAGCTCGATAGCGACCTGACCGTCTGGCAGGGTGCGAATCGGAACGAGGTGTGCGTCACGGATGCGGATCTCGACGGGTGCGTCGCAGTGGCGTGACCACAGGTCTGCCTCTATCCCGCGATCGAGTGCGAGGCTGTACCGGCAGCGGCGGAGGTCGATCCCGCTGTCGAGACATTCGCGTGAGTGGAGGATGAACACCGTCTGGGTGGCGCTCACTGCGCGGGCGATGTGTTTCGTCGCGTGCCGGGGCGTCCCGACGATTCTCTCGATCTCCCCGTGGGGCACGAGGTCGGTCATGACACCTCCTGGAATAGGTCGAGTTGGGCTGGTTGGTCGTGGTCGAGGGCTTCGAGTGCGAGGTGTCGGAGGGCGTCGAGGTCCCGGGTGTCGGGCTGGTGGAACGCGGCGGCCTGGTCGCGGTAGGTGGCCGGCAGTTGGTCGGCCCACTTCTGTAGCCGGGTGAGGGTGATCGACACCTCGCGGTGGGGTGGGTCGAAGCGGAGCCGGGCGGGCTGGCCCTTGTGTGGTCCGTCGGTGAACCGGGCGACGACTTCGTAGCGGCACCAGGTGCCGATGAGCTTCCCTCTGTCAATGTGGTAGTTGCGGCCGAACCCGCCACCGCTCGATCGCGAGTCTCGAATGCGTTGCGCGCCGACCGGGCTCGCGAGGCAGGTTTCGACGAACCGCGGCCACTCGCGGAGCAGGTCACGTTCATCGGTGGTCAGAGTGACGGCCATGCTCGCCACCCCCGCCCGGTGACGGTGTTGTGCTCGACGGGTCGGGCATTGCGCCAGAACATGAGCGCGAACCCGATGAGGAAGGCGAGGATCGAGGCGGCGGCGAGCTTCATTGATCCACCTCGGCGTACATGTTGGGTAGCGGGGACAGCCACGGCCCGAACACGTGCAGCCCAACGGTGATCGGGCTGCACGCGACGGCCAGCAGGCAGACGACGGCGCGGTCGAGGCGGTCACACATCATCGGCTGTTCCTCGGTTTCGGTGTGCGGCCAGCCGCGCCAACCCCGCCACGGACATTCCTTCGACGATGAGCAGCGCCCAGGCGGCGACGAGCAGCCATGGCCCGCCGGTGAGGATGGCGACCAGGCCGATGATGAACAGGGCGGTGTCGGCGACGGCCAGCAGCACGATGGGCATTGGTCAGCTCGCCGTCTCGACTTCGGCGGGGTCTGCTGTGACGTCGACGCTCATCGGTTCGGGTGGGGTCCACCCAGCCTCGACGAGGAACTGGGCGATCTCGGTGCCGCGCTGGTAGTGCGGCGTGATGGATGCGATGACGTCGACGTGCCGCCCGAGTTCGACGAGACTGTTGTATGCGGCCTGCGCGTCCTCGTACCGCTTTCGGTACTTGGCGGCCTGATTGCTGTGGCCGTCAGCTTCGAGCTGGTCCATCGTCGCGTGCAGCCGATTGTGGTCGGGAATCGTGAACCGCTTCACTCGTCGTCCTTCTTCGAGTCGGAGAACTCGGGGCGAATCACCTTGCCGCCATCAGCTTTCGTGTCGACGTCGTCGACCTCGACGGCCGGGGCGGTGTCCTCGTCGGGTTCCTGGTTGATGTAGTCGCGCAGGAACGCGGTCACGACGTCGTCGAGGACTTCGCCCTTCTCGAACGCCGCGTCCTTCGCGGTCTCCCACAGCCGCTGATCCGACACGAAGTCGAACAGGCCCTTCGGCTTGTCGTCGACGATCGGGACGCGGCCGCGTTCGTAGATCGAGTCGGCGTCGATGAGGTGCACCAGTCGGTCTTCGCCGTCGGCGGCTGTCTTGTCCTGCACCTCGTAGCAGGTGCCCTTCACGATCAGCGTGATGCTGTCGTGTTTGGCCGGCGGGTTCGGGAGCTTCAGCCCGTTCACGCGGATCTTGATGTATGCCTCGTCGCCGGTGTCCTGGTCGGGACCTGCGGTGGTGGAGGGCAGTTCGGGTGGTGGTTCGGTGGCGAGTGCCATGGGGGATCAGCCTTTCGGGGCGGTGGTGGTGGTGAGTAGGTGGCCGAGTTTCGTGGCGACTTGGTCGGCGATTTGGTCGGACAGGTTGCCCATCACGAATTCGAGTTGCTGTTCGAGGGCGTCGGCGATCGCGAGGGTGGCGTGCACCTGTGCCTGGGCGGCGACGAGCTGGGCGTGACCGTCGGACATGTCGAGCTCATCGGAGCGGGCCACGAGGCGCGTAGCCTGCTCGCCGTGGCCGGCCATCAGATCTGTCCGCGGTCGTCGATGGTGCCGTCGGCCTTGTGCACGATGAGACGCACCGCCGAGGAGCCGATCGAGGTGAGGAAGCGGCGTGCCGCCACGGTGGCGTCGTCGCGGCGTCGGTAGCCGTCCGGGCCGGAGCGGGCCTGCACCACCTGGCCGTTGGGGGACAGGACTTTCCAGTGCCAGCGGCCGGACTTCGTCGAGTAGACGACGAGGTCGCGGTCGGGGCGGGCCTTCGACTTCTTGGGCTCCGCAGCGGCGGCCGCGATGGTCATGGCGGGCGATGGTGTGGTCATGGGCTGGGTCCTCTCAGAACTGGTCGCTGGGTTGGTCGTCGGGGTTTTCGATGTCGTCTGGTTCGGGTGCCGCGTGGGCGGCGTCGAACCAGCGGTCCTGACCGGTGATGACGTAGTCGGCGATGTCAATCAGCGGCGCAGGGTCGACGGCTCCGCTTGAGACGAACGCCTTCGCGGCGAGCACCTCGCGCGCGACCTTCAGGGCGTCGACGCGGGCGAGCTGCTGATCGCTGAGATGCGATGTGGTGCTTGGGGAGGTCATGGTGGGGCTGGTTCCTCTCAGTTGGCCGACTCGGCGAGTAGCGCCGCGACGGTGTCGACGAGCACCTGGTCTCCGGTGCCCGAGTTCTTGCCCTCGGCGACGAGCTGTTCGAGGGTCGTGATGACGTGATCGGCCTGATCGCTGGTCAGCACCGAGTTCGGTTCGCGGTCCGGCAGCAGCGAGTTGACGACTGTCAGGCGGTCGTTCTTCGCGTCCTTGGCCAGCCCGGCGCGTTCGAACAGGTCGTTCAGCTTGCGGTTCTGCGCGCTGGTCGGCTTCGCCGGTGCCGTCTTCTCGACGGGCGCCTGCTCCGGTTCGGGTGCGGGTGCCTCGTCGACGACCTCCGCGTCCTCGGTGTCGGTGTGCTCTTCGACGCCGAGCGCCGCGGCCAGACCCGACGTGCCGCGACCGCCGGCCTTCGTGGGCTGCTCCTCGACAACGTCGGAGTCGATGACGGTGTGGGCGGCGTCCTCGAACACCACACCCGAGAACTGGTCGGGGAACGCCTGCCGCCATGCCGCTGTCTCCGCGCACTTCGCGAGCTGGTTGGCGGGCATCTTCGCCCACATCGAGTTCGGTTTCGGACCCTGCTGGGTGTTGTACGTCTGGACGTACTCGGCATACATTGCTGTGGCCGTGTACTTTTCGCCGTCACGGATGATCGTGTAGCGGGCCGCGGCCGGCGCGTTGTCCGGGTCGAGCCACACGTCGACCCAGCCGTTGCCGTCGTGCCAGTAGGGTCCGTCCTTTTCGAGCTTGATGCCGAGCGCGTTGGCGATGCGGCGGCCACCGAGCCGGTATCCGTCGATACCGACCTGGATGGTCTGCTTCATCACCCACTTCTCTTCTTGCTGGCGGGTGCTCGGGTTCCACTCCTTGACCTTGGTGCGGCGTCCGATCATGTAGATCTGGCGGGCGAACGGGTCGAGGCCGGTGCGCTTGGCCTGGTGGAAGAACACCTGCACGTCTTCGTCGGTGGCCTCCTCGATTCCGAGCTGTGCGAGCGCGGCGCGCTGCACAGGGGTGAACTCGGTCTGATCGGGCCGGATGGCGAGTTCGGATGCGGGCTGTGTGGCGACAGCGCCCTTGCTAGTGGCGATTTCCGTGCTGGTCATGCTGCGTTGCTCTCTTTCGTGGTGATGGCGTTCGGGTCGGTTTTGCTGATCGGGTAGAGGGACACTGCGCCGCGGCTGCCGGGTTGGCGGCGCGCGATCTTCTGTTCGGGGTGTCCGGCGACGGCGTACTGGGCGTTAGCCATGGCGTCGAGCACCCTGGTCTTCAGTCCGCGATGCGACTTCGTGATTGCCTTCAGATCGGCGTCGGCGGTGAGGAACTCGCGGGCGAGAACCGGATCGAGCACCGCGGTCGACCCGTCGATGTCGGGGTGCAGGGCCTTCACGGTCTCGTAGGTCGACACCGAATCATCGAGTGCAGGCGGCGGAGTAGCCGCGACGATCGTCGGCCACATCGCGGCGACCCGGTCGAACATCGCTGTCGCGAGACGCGGCTGATACTCGACGTGGTAGATGCGCGGCTTGCCGTACTGGAACCACACGACGATGTCGGCGGGTTCGTCGGTCCACCCGGTGATGTGCTGCTGCGCGATGACCTGGGCGGCGTAGTCGGCAGGGACCTCGCCGGACCCGTCGTCGCCCCACTCCTCTTTGTCGCGAGCGGTTTTCACCTCGACAACCTTGCGGAGACGCCCGCGGGAGGCACGCAGGTCGAGGGTCGCGAGGTTCGGGAACGACAGGGAGTCGTCGCGGTAGGCGACCTCACCGCGCGACAACCGCCAGCCCGGGTTCTTGAACAGCCAGTACTCGCGGGCCGCGAGCTCGCAGGCGTGGCCGTAGTCGAAATCGTCCTGCCGCGGCTCGGAGATCGGCGCGGGCTCGACCAGCCCGGCCATCTCGTGCCACACGGTGAACTGGGACTTGAACCGCGAGACACCGAGGAGCGCGGGAATCTTCGACGGCGACACCACTTTCCGCCACTCATCGCTGCCCGGCTTCGGCGGGTTCTTCACCTCGACCGCGGTCACAGCGCCACCACTGACAGGAGCAGGTCGGACACCTGGCGGAGCGGTCGCCGACATCCGTCGCAGACGAGTCCGCCATGGCTGTCGCGAAGGTCTGCTTCGAACATCTCGCGCAGTTCCGTGAGGTGTTTGTCGCACATGATCACGGTGTGGGTGGAGCACATCGGGTCCTGCGCTGAGCGGTAGCCGTGGGCCCGGACTCGCCACACAGCAGGGTTGTCGCAGCGATGGCGGTGCTCCTCGGTGCAGAGGAACTCGATGTCGCACGCGACGTCGGCGTCGAAGTCGGGCAGGGCGGCGTCGATCGCGTCGGGATGGATAGCCGGTGCGGTCATCGCGGCACCACCCCTGCTGCCGAGATCGCTTCGCGGCGCGTCTTGCCGGCCTGTTCGGCTTCGAGGACCCGGTCGAGCCATTCGGCGCGGGCGACGTCGCGTGGGGTGGCCCAGTGGTGGTTGAGGGACCGCAGCAGCGCCGACGCCGTAGCGACGTTCCACGCGAGGCCGCGTTCGAGGGCTGGGCCGAGTTCGAGGATCTCCGCGATCATGGTGTTCGGGTGGCCGCCGACGATGTGCGGTGCCTTCCCGCCGTAGGACGCGGTGACCGTTGCGGCACGGTCGGGGTCGGCGTTCGCGAGATCAACGGTGCGGCTGACGATGTCGGTCAGGGTCTGCCCCATCACAGTGCCCTCTCTCGTGCCTCGACCTGGCCGAGGGTGTAGGCGTCGATGTACTTGCGGGACTTGCCCCGCGGCGGCAAGTGGTCGAGGGCGTCGTTGAACCCGTCGAGGTCGGCGCCGTGCTGCGCGGTCTCGCGAACCTGGTCGACGAACTCGGCGAGCGCGTCGAAGGGCAGGGTGACGAGGACGGCGTCGGCGAGCGTGCCGAGCGTGACGTCGATCGTGAGGTGCGTCGCACGTCCGTCGATGCCCGAGTAGACGCCGGCCGGAACCTCGGCGAGGCTGGTCTGTCGGTCGTCGGCGATCGACACGAAACGATCCGCGGTGGTCAGCAGGTCGACCGATCCGGTGATGTCGTGGCGAATAGTCATCGTGCGGCTCGAATCCGGTTGACGCGCCGGGACTTGCGGGCGACGCGGTTCTTCGCGCGGCGACGCTCGGTGCGAGCGATGCGTGGGTCCGGCACGACCTCGGTGGTGCCGTCGCGGTGGGTGACGACCTGGTCGTCGGCGTACCCCTGGTAGACGCCCTGCACCATGCAGTAGCCGCGGCCCGGGATGTAGGCGGGCTTCGTCATGCCGTGCAGGACCGCCTCTTCGTACGGGGTGAGGTCGCGGTAGTCGTCGCGCTCGGCGAACTGGCTGCGGTCTTCGGTCGTGGTCTGCTCGTTCATCGGGTTGTCTCAGCTTTCGGGTAGTCAATGCAGATGACGTTGTTGGCGGGTACCTCGGTGCGGGTGCCGTCGTCCTTGTGGACGACGACCCACGCGCCGTCGCGGAGCACCTCGCCGCCGACCTGCACGGCGCGCGGTTCTTGGGTGCGGTTGTCGATGTCCTCGTAGCGAACCCGGCCGAAACTCATCGGCGGCCTTTCTGTCGGGCGCCGCGCGCTCGGGCGCGACGTCGGAATGAATCCGCCTCGGGGCATGACGCCCAGTGCGGGGAGTAGACGGGGACGCCGGCAGCGCGCATGCCTGCCGCCTGGCCGGGCCGCACAACCGTTGCGCGCGGCAGCTTCTCGCCGGATTGCAGCGGCGCGACCGAGAGGTTGCCGTCCGAACGCGCCTTGTGGTCGACGGGGATCGACCGGCCGTCGCGCGTGACCGCGAAGAAGATGAGCGCCGAGCAGCCACGGCACCGCTTCACCTGCCCGGGCCCGGGCACGAACACGGTCGCGTCGAAGTGGTTCACCGCTCGTCGCCGCCCCGGTTGCCGGTGTAGACGACGTACAGCTCGGTGCCGCTACCGCGGGTGGCGGTGTCGAACCCCAGCCCGAATCCGCCTCGCCCGGTGTCGATGTAGCTGACGAGCGTGCGAACCTGCAGATCCTCGGAACCGGCCGCGTTGTAGCGCACCCACTGGCCCGGGTGTGCCTTGCAGAACGCGATGAGTTCCTGGCGTACCTGCGGGATTCCGCGGTTGTTCGGTGACGGGGGCGGTGTCGCGACCTCGAACGCCGGCCGTCCGCACGCGATGCGCAGCGCGGTGCGCTGGGCGGGGGTCCTCGGTTCGGGGATGGGTTCGTGCTCGAACTCGTCGGGTTCCGGTTCGCCTCGCAACTCGGCCCGGCGGGCGCGTCGTTCCTCGGCAGCCCAACGCTGCTGGTCGATCTCGGCGATGCTCATGGCGTCACCTGGTCGAGGTCGTGGCGTCCGACGAGGTAGACGAACTCGACGGCGTCGTCATGCCCGAATTCGAGGTGAAGTGTGGGGATTCCGTCCTGGCACGCCCGGTAGTAGGCGGCGTGATCGACGACCGTCCATGACCAACCGTCAGGGCAGGGCATTGTTTCGGCGGACACGAGGAACTCGGTGCGGATCCGCTCACCAACGGGTGCCGTCGCGACCTCGATCAGCTTCTCGTAACGGCCGGAAGCCTCGTAGAGAACGTGCGCGACACCGTGGTGTCCCGCGTCGGCGTGCTTGCCTGCCCACTCACGCAGCTCGTCAGGAGCGACGGCCACCTTGACCGTGATGCGCTCGCTCATCGGTCCCAGTCCTCACGGTTCAGGCGGTCGAGGGCGCGGTCGAGGACTTCGAGGAGGTCGCCGCGTTCGGTGAGGCGTTCACCGCTGCGCTGGTTGGTGATCGCGACTCGAAGCGCGGGCCGACCCACGTGCGAGGTCTGCACGATTGCGACATCGACGCCCTTGCGGGCACACGCGTCGCCGAGTTGCTCGATGGCCCGGCCGACGGCCTCACGCTGGTCGCGCGCCTTCGTCGACGTCGCCGCGACCTTCACGCTCTCGGCGATGCCCTGGTAGCGGTCGGAGGCGCTCACCGGGTCACCGCCGCGGAGATGTAGTCGCGGGCCGTCTGCAGCGCGGCGACGAAATCGTCATCGTGGTAGCGGCTCACCGACAGCGTCGAACCCTCGTCGCGCTGGTCGAACGTGCCGACGGTCAGCATGTGGTCGGAGTCGTAGTCGCCGGTGCGGTACTCGGGGAACTGGTCGGAGGGCAAGCCAACGACCGTGACCGCGGTGAAGTGCCCGCCATCTGGGTTAGGGGCGACCGTCATCAGGACGGTGATTCGGGGATCCTGCGCGCAGATCGCGCGGATCAGTTCGAGGACGTCGGGATTCATCGGGCTCCGCCCCTCAGTTCGGCCGGCGAGATCGGACGGAAAGTGCGGGTGGTGAGATCGGTCGCCGGGTCGTACTCGGAGGACACGATCCGGTAGAGGGCGCCGTGCATGTCGGGGCCGAGGATCTGCTCGGGGTCGAACTGGCTGCAGTCGCCGCGATAGTTCATGGTGTTGCTCACTGGTCGACCTCGACGATCTCGCCCTTGTGGACGGTCAGCGCGTCGATGTCGTCCCGGGCGAACGCTCCGCGCGACAGGTCGTACAGCGTGTATCCGCCGGCGCCGATGCAGCAGGCGAGGACGAAACAGAACCCCGCGTTTCGGAGTACGAATTCGATGAACATGGGCTGGTTCCCTTCTGAGGGTGGGTAACCCGTCGCCCGGCCTTCCCCGTGTGATGAACACGGCCGGGCGACGGGGGTCTATGCGCTGTCAGCGAGACGAGATCGACGGAGGATCTGGGCGATGCGCGTTCGCGTCTGGGCGGTGGGCTCAGGCCATTTCTCGACCTCCGCCTGCAACGCCTCTTCGACATCGGGGCTCGCATTGCCCGGGGCGAGAGGCCAGCGGGCGGGGTCGTAACTCATGCGGTCGCGTGCTCCTTCGGACCTGTGCGGACGTTTCGTCCGCAATCTGCGGATTCGTTGAACACGAAAAGGAGTTCGAGGGGCACTTCGAGGGCCTCCGCGATGCGAGCGGCGAGTTGGGGGGTGCACGTCGACTTGCGTCCCGCGCAGAGGTGGCTGATGAAACTCTTCGAGCAGCCGGAGTATCGGCCAAGGCGTTCCATCGAGAAGTTGCGTTGCCGCATCAGCGCTTTGAGGGTGTCGGCTGATGTGAGTCGCATCCAGCTACCTTTCGGCCAGCGTTTGTATGACGACATGAGTCTCTCCTGGTAGACGGGGTGGTGTCAATAGTCTGCGGATGATTCTTCCGCAGCGGGTAGACGATGGTCAAGAAATTACAACCCTGTAGTTCCGCAGCCTGCGGATATGAGGCAGAATCCCCGGTAGTCATTGGTAGACGGTGGGTGCGACACGACACGCGTTTAGCGGTAGCCGGGTCGGTGAGCGCACCCGTTGAAGAACTAGGAAGGCAGGCCGAGGCTCACACCATGGGCGAACTCTGGACGATCATCCAAGAGCATCTCGACGCATACGGCGTCCGAGAAGCCGAGTTCGCGCGCCGCATCGGCTCCAGCCCCCAGACCGTCAACTCCTGGAAAAAGCGAGGCATCCGCAACCTCCCTGAACGCCGTCTACTCCTCGCCGTCGCCGAGATCACCGGCCGCGAATACGCCGATGTCCTCGAAGCGGCGCTTACCGACGCCGACTACCTGGGCGGCGACCTGCCTGCCGCAGCGCGCCGCGGCACAGGCAAGACGAAGGGCGAGCGGCTTCGGGATCGCGATGCGCTGCTCGGTGAAGAGCCCGATCCGGACGGGCCGGAGGGCGGCGCATAAGCGATGGCGACCGGGGCAAACGAAAACTACTGGCGTGGTCACCGGCTGCCCGGAGTGCTGAAGCTGGACCTGATAAAGAACTACCTTCCCGTCTTCTTACTCAGGACAGGATCGGTGGGTAAGAGGGTCGCCTACGTGGACGGGTACGCCGGCCGCGGCCGATACGAGGACGGGTCCCTTGGGTCACCTGGAATCGTTTTGGAGTTTGCTGCGTCGCAGCTCTACGGTCCGCGCAGCACGCGGGTCTCGCTTCATCTGTGCGAGAAGGACGGAACTTCGTACGCCGAACTCGCTGGCCTCGCCGGGCGTTTCGCCGCACGAGGTATCGACGTCGACGCGGTGCACGGGGATGCGCGCGACCACCTGATCGCGACGCTGCCTCGCGTAAACGGTATCCCGACGTTCATCTTCGAGGACCCGACGGGATTGGGGCTGCCTTACACCGACCTCGTGTCCGCGATGAATCGATCCCGTTCCGGGAAGTGGCCTCCAACGGAGCTGATGATCAACCTCAGCCTCGAAGCGATACGTCGAATCGGTGGCCTCCTCACCTCGCCGCATGCGAACCAGCAGGCGCTCTCCCGCCTCGATAATGCGCTCGGGGGGCAATGGTGGAGAGACCTATTCGGTACTGGCGGACCGCGTGCAGTCACAGCAGTGGTGAACGAATTCACCAACCGACTCGGTGCCGATACCGAGTCCACCGTTGTATCGGTTCCTGTCCGTAGAGGTCCGGGCCACCAGCCCGTCTATCACCTGGTGTTTGCGAGTCGGCATCCCGCTGGGGTTTGGAATTTCGCTCATTGCGTCGCTCGGGCGACCGAGAAGTGGTGGCAGGCTGCAGAAGCAATTGAGATCAAACGAAGAGACGCGGCCGCAGGAGATCAACTCGCGCTTCTCGATCTTCCCCCGGAGATGGGCCGTCCCACGCTAGCCGAAACAGAACTGGCAGCAGTCCCCCACGTCGCCGACAATATCGCACGCCTAGTCGAACAGAAGGGCGCGATAGTTCTGGGACAGTACCCGCGGGAAGTCTTTGGGGCCTACCTCGGCCAGGTCCGAGATTCTGTCGCCCGCGACGCGGTCAAGCGGCTCCATAAGGAAGGCCGAACGCCAAGCACGGGTACGGGTGGACCCAAGACCGAGCAACTCGTCGTTGAACGAACCGCAGTGGACCCAGGACGACGCGTTACCCGGTGAGTCGCGTGGGCATCTCGTCCCAGAGTTGGCCGTCGAGCTCGCGGCCAAGCGTCTTTGGCGTTCGGCCGCCCCATTGCTTGAAGAAGAATGCGACCTCTGCGTCCGCGCAGGCGTCGCGAATCCCTCTCACCCAGTTCACATCGACGGGTCGGTATCCGTGGCCTGACTCGCCTCCGGCGATGACCCAGTGGATGCCATAGAGGTTGATTCCATCGAGAGGCCCGAGGAGCGGTTCACAGGACAGGAAACGAACGGCAGCCGGAACCTCTCGAAGGTGATCAACGCGATTCAACACCTCGGTTGATTCAACCGAGACGCCCATCCAGCAGTTATCGGGCCAGTCGAGCTTCTCCGCGACCCGTCGAAGTCGCAGACTGCGTTTGGTGAGCACCTGGTAGGTGTGCTGCGGCGTTTCACGCATGACGTCGAAGACGTCCCGTATGAAATCGAGCGGCACCCGGGCGTGGAAGAGGTCCGACATGCTGTTGACGAACACGGTGCGTGGCTGGCGCCAGCGCTTCGGCTCGTCAAGCGCCTTGGGATGGATGGTGAGGTCGAAACCCGGGCCAGAGGTACGCGGGTCGCCGTCGTTCTGATACTTCGCAGACCCCATCGCTTTCAGTCGCTTCGCCAGGGTCTGGGCGTAGCAGTGATCGCAGCCGGCCGACACTCGATCACAGCCTGTGACGGGATTCCACGTCGCTTCGGTCCACTCGATCGCTGACTTATCGGCCATGGTGAGCATCCTATGTCTCTGGGAAATCGGACCGCCATGCCTCCGCGGAGATCATCGTCGCACGCCTCACCGACATTCGAATCACACTATCGTAATTCGTTGTCCCCCAAGCTGTTTTGTCAGACGGTGTCGCTAGCGTGCCCGATATGTCGATCTACCATCCGTGGCGAGACGCGCGCCGCCGCAGTCATCTGGCGATTGAGTTCGTCGACGATCTCCCGCCGGGCGTCCGGGGTCGCATCACCGGTGACACGATCGAGGTCAACCGGTACATGCTCGGCGACGAGCGACGCTGCACGATCGCGCACGAGCTCGTCCACGATGAGCGGCGCATCTTCCCGGCCGACCGCGTGCTCCGCGCCCGGGAGGAGCTGCGGGTAGAGCGCATTGCGGCCCGCCGGCTGATCGCGCTCGAGCGGCTCGTCGACGCACTCGTGTGGACGCGGCGCACCGAAGAGGTCGCCGAAGAGCTGTGGGTGGACGTTCCGATGTTCATCGCCCTGGTGCAGTCGCTCACCGACGCCGAGCGCGTCTGGATCGACGAGCAGCTCCGCGAGCGGGGCGTCGCGTGACCGACGATGACCGAGCATTGCTCGACTTCGCCGCCCGACGGTGGAACTACGCGGGAAACCAGGCCGACGGGATCCGCGCCGAGTTCGGGATCTCGGTCACCCGCTTCTGGCAGAAGGTCAACCGGATACTCGACACCGAGGAAGCGCTCGCGCACAACCCGGTCGCGGTGAACCGGCTCCGACGGATCCGGTCTAGAGCCAGGTGAATTCCACGCCTTCGCCGATCAACCCGCGACGACCGACACCCACCTGGTGGATTCGGATGTCGACGAGCGCCCGGATGAGCTCGCGACGCGAGTGAAGGTCGAGACGCTCCCACCGCTCGCGGGCGCCGTCGCCGGCCATCTGGGCCACCACTGGTGACTGCACCAACGCCCGCATCCGCGCCTCAGCGGCTTCGAGTTGCGGACGCAGGCGCGACTCGACACGCGCCAGGGCAGCTGGCGACAACTCCCCATCGGCTGCCGAATCGGCGAACGCATCCAGCCGTTGCTGAAGAGCCCTCACCGCCTCGACTGCCGCCGCGTACTCGGCATCGTCATCATCGATCTGACCCACGAGTTCCTGCCCTTCGAGACGTCGAATCACCGCTTCCGTCACGTAGGTGTCGATCGTCTCGATCTTTCGGGAGGTGTGTGATCCGTTCTTGCACACGTAGGAGTCGCAGCCACGGTTCTTCAATCGGTTCATCTTGGACCCGCACACCCCGCACCGCACGATCCCCGACAGCAGCCACCGCGGTTCCGAGCCCCGCTGTGTCAGCCGGCGAGGATCGGCGAGAAGCCCTTTCATCCGTTCGTGCTCGTCCATCGTGACGAGCGGCTCCCACGTAGCGCGCCCGACAACCTGTCCCTGATGGGTTCGAAGTCCGGCGTAGGTGGGGGACTCGATGATCTTGCGCATCGTGACGGGAATCCATTGCGACTTGCTGCCGTCTCGTTTCGGTCGTGGCCCTGGAATGCCTCGATCGTTGAGTTCTCGGCACAGCGAGTAGAGCGACTCGCCGGCCAGGACTCGTGTGACTATCTCCCGCACCACAGGCGCGGTGTCGGGGTTGGGGACGCGGTCCATAGGTTGCCCGGTGTCGGGGTCCCGCACGATCATGTAGCCGTACGGCAGTTTGCCGTGAGGTCTGCCCGCCGCGGCGTTGGCCCGCACCGATCGCAGCACCCGTTCCCGGGTCTGCTCGACCTCTTTCTCGGACAGCAGGGCGTCGAGGCCGGTGACGAACCGGTCGTCGCCGCGCGCGAGGTCATAGACCCGACCGGAGTAGCACCACAGGACTCCGCGCTCGGAGCACAGGTCTCGAAGCTGCAGGTACGCCTGGAGATCGCGTTGCGCGCGAGATGCTTCCCAGGTGACGAGGACGTCGCCGGGGGAGAGGATCTCGTTCAGTTTCCGGTACGCGGGACGATCCTTGCGGGAGTACCGAGAGGCGCCGCGGTCGTTGTCGATGAGGACTTGTCCGACGGTCCAGCCGTGCGATGCAGCGGTGTCTCGGCATTCCGATTCTTGTTCTGCCACAGACTTTCCCCGCGCGTTGGGATCTGACGAGACTCGGCAGTAGATGATCGCCCGCATGGGGCGAACCGTACTATCCCTATCCGACAATTGGCGGTATTACTGTCGAAAAGGTTTATGTGTCGCGAGCGGCGAGCCGGTTGACCAGCTCGACGAACTTCAGGGCGTCGCCTTCGCCGGTCCCCAGCCCGGACATGGTGTAACCGTTCGGCCAAGTGATGTCGACGTAGATGTTCTGCGACGTCTCACCCATCACGCCACCGACCGCGGCCCCCTTCCAGCCACCTACGGTGTACCCCGCAGCCATCCGACCAATGTTCTGATGGCTCTCGACGGCGCCGTACCGGATCGTGGCGTGGCAGCCTTTCAACGCGAACCACTGGTCCGAGTTACGGCCGAAACCGATGCTGACACCGTTCGAGACGAGCCCGCCGAACCCAGCCTTCAGGGTCATCTGCTCGCGCAGCTTGAGCGAGTTCATCACCTCGCGCGAGGCTTTCGCCTCGGCCTTCTTCCGTTCCTTCTCGGCACGTCGTTCGTCATCCATGAGAAGAATCTACGTCGCGACATGTGCCTCGTCCGCGTAACGAGAACCAGTCCCGCCAGTCCGGCACCGCGGCCGCCTCCTCGACGAGTCGCCGGCAGTGCGGGCAGTCCGGATCGTACGGCGGCCGGTATATGCGGATACGTGACGTCATGACGCTTGGACGCAGCCGCGGCGTGGGCGGTTCCCTGGGGCCGGGGAGAATGGTGCGGTGACCGATCGGAACGTACTGCGTGCCGCGGCCGAGGCTGTGCGGGCGTTGATGCGACGCCGACAGGCGGAGATGTCGCAGGCCGCCGACGGCGGGTGGGCGCCACCCGACCCGACCTACTCGCACTGGCCCGTCGAGTGCGACGACGTGATCTACTCCCAGCGCACCGAGGCCCCGGACCTCACCGACAGGCTGGCCGCGGTACTCGGCGACACCAGGGAGCCGTGACCTGCGGGTCTTGTAGTCCAACCGAGCGAATCCCTCGTCGCACGGTTCTTCTCGCCGCATGGTGGGACGTTAGCCGTGGCAGGGTTGCACGCAAGAAGGCCTCCGCACAGCTGCAACTGTGCGGGGGCCGCGACCGACCAGGAGGGTCCACATCCGATGGTAGTTTTCTACGGCTTTTCCGTAGTCGAAGGCGGAGAACCAGGGGTTCGGAGCGCGTGGAACTTTCAGAACTACGGCTACGACATGATCACCGCTGCACGATTTCCAGCGACCATCCCGATACATGTTGCTGTTCACGTCGGACGCGCGGCCGGAGATCCGGACACTTTCTCCTTCATCCTCGCGACTCTGGACGGTCACGGGAAAGCGATCAATGCCCCTGGCATACCGCCCGCCATCGAGCGACTCGAATCCTGGCAGCCGATGGAGAACGGCCTTTCGTTCCAACGAATGACCGTAATCGCGACCATCGATCTGCATTGCGCGAAGCCTGACAGTTACCAAATCGGGCTTTCGATGCCGGGATGGCAGGTTCCTTCCCTGCCTCTATACGTCGTATCCGAGTGAGGTCGATCCCCATATCCTCCAGCACAAACACGTTTCACGATCAGTCCACTCATTGTGTTCCACTATTCCTCTAATAGGAGATACAGACGAATGATGGTTACAGGCCTCCTCATCGCCGAATCCGCGGAGACAGTCGATTCGAAGATCAACATCCGCGGCGGCATCCTCGACACCTGGGGTGTTCATCCGAGCTCGATGACCGGACAGTTCGAACTAGTCGTGCTGCTGCAGTCGTCAGTCGACGACGAGGGGCGCGACTGGAGCCTGGGTATCGAAGTCGTGGGCCCCGACGGCAATCAGCTCGGTCTGATCGACGAAGTCGTTCCGACTTCGGCTGGTCGGGGCGAGAACCGTGGTCACCACCGCACACTCACCGTGACGTTCCCCAGCCCTGGGCGCTACGTGTTCGTGGTGACCGTTGACGGAACGACGGCCGCAGTCCCGCTCACCGTTCACATCGACCCGACGGTGTCCCCCTAAGAATCTGCGTCCCCCATACCGGCCGTTTGGGCTTCGGCGACAGCGGGTATCGGTTTCTGCAGCCGGGCACCCTGACCCCAAATCGCGATGCCCGGCGAGGTGTCCGACGTTGAGCCGACAGCCTCGGACACCACCTAACGGATGTGAGTGGATCTGGCGTCGCCAACCTAGTCTGGTTGGACTCGATCGAGTCGGGCGGCCCGTTGTTCGAGAGTCTGCACGTGCGCGCACACCCGGCCGCGATCGGCGCCGTCCGGCATCTCGTGCCACATCTCCCAGCCCTCGGCGATGGCCGCGCGCAGGATCGCGAGGTCGATCACGCTTGCCTCCTTGGTGCCCGTTGCTCGCCCCCGGATTCGCGTCTGTGAGGCTAACAGACTTGGTACCCGAGTTATGGGCGGACACGGAAGCGCCCCCCCGAACTGCTGGCTGGCGTTGGACGGCGAGTGCGACGACGTGGGGCTTATGGGCCGACTTCGACGTAGGTGGTTGCGCCGGCAATTGTTCCCGAGCCGACGAAGCTCGTGCCGGTTGTGACCAGGTTGATGGTGTCGCCTTCGTTCACGGCTACCGAGAACGGACCCAGCACGAAGACGCCATTCGCTGAGACGACGAACTGGCCCAGACTCACCCCGTTGCGATGGAGCTGCACGGTGCGACCATTACCGGTGTAGCTCTTGATCTCCACTTGCGCGATGACTTGCGCGAGTGCGGCCCCCTGGACGACCAGGCGGTGATTGACGATCGTCGCCGGGCTGGACGCGTCTGACTCCCAGTTCTGCACGGGATTCTGTGTGCCTGAGTAGTCGCCGACCTTGACCATGCGTTGACGTGGAATCGAAGCCCACTTCTTCTGCACCCGGAACCGGGTGTTCGGCAGGACCATCACATGTCGCCGGTGACGAGCCAGAGGTTCGCGCCACGCTTTCGGAGAACGACGGCCGAGTACTGGGCGCGTGTCGTCGGCGGGGTGACCGCGGATTGGATGGTGACTCCGGACGCGCCGAGAATGGTGACTCTCCCGGCGCCCATCTGGTCGACTTCGATCACGGTGCCGATCGGGAGCGCCACGGACGCGTCTGTGGGGATTGTGAGGTTCACAGCGCTGGCCGTGGTGACTTCGATGGCCTTGTTGGCGTCGGTGAGCACGAGCGTGTAGGCGCCGGTCTGTGCGTTCACCGTGATGCGCTGGGCGGCAAGGACGCTCGTGTCGATCATGCCCTGAATGGCGATCGCGACTTCGGCGGCGAGCTTCGCGAGCCCTACCGATCCATCCACAATCTTCGCCGGGGTTACCGACCCGTCCAGTGGTGTTCGCGCATCCGCAAGGCGGGCGTCATTGCCTTGCGCGGCCGTGCCGGCAGTGTTGCCGTACTTCACAGCAAGGGTGCGGCTGGTGTCGAGCGTGCCCCCGCCTTCGAGGCCGATACCCGCTGTCACGGCGCGCGTGTTGGGTACGGCGTTGACGATGCGGGAGTCGTTACCCGCGGCGACGGTCGTGCCACTCGACCCGACGGGTAGACGGGCAATATCGAGTGTCCCCGAGCCGATCTCGGACGCCGCATGCGTGTGCCCGGTGTTCGACTTCCCGGACAGTCCGGTGTCCAGCTGCTGCTTGTTCACCGCGTGTAGCGGGTCGGTGCCGTCGGCGGTGAACTGGGCACCCGACGCCGTCCGTCGAGGAATCGTATTCGGGGTGGCCGCCGACTGCCCCCACACGAGGAATACCTGCTGCCCAGTGCCGTCGGTGCCGTACAGCCGCACAGTCAGGTTGGTCGCGTTCACCTTCCCGTCCAGGCCGGACTGCGTGGCCGTGCTGATCGGCTTGTTGGCATCGCTGGTGTTGTCGACGTTCGCCAACCCGACGTCACCCTTACCGAGGACGACAATGCCCTGGTAGCCGTTCACCGACGACACGGCATCCGTGGGCGACACATCGAGCTGCCAGCTCGATTCCAGCGAAGGGTCCTCCCCCTGGAGGAAATAGGTTCCGCGGCCGGGGTTGCCGAGCTGCACTGCACCATCGCCAGGCTGAACCTGTTCGGTGGTGAGCGCGAGCCGCTCGGCGGTGCTGGCGACGACGTACTTCTCGTGCGTCGCTCGAGCGGGAATCTGCGAGGTCGGCACCACCATCTTGCCGTTGACATTGACCAGGTCGGCCTTCTGGTCCCAACCTGTGACGGTCGGGTGATCCCAGGTGCCGCCGAGCTCGCCCGGCACGGAACCGGGTAGCCGAACCCCACCCTTTGCGGCGTCGGTGGCGTTGGGGACACCGGACGCGACGACGTCGGCGGCCTCTTCGGCTGATGCGGCGGCCGCGGCGGCGGAGGCTCCCGCATCGCTTGCTGAGTCGGCCGCCGCGGATGCGAACGCGGCGGCGTCTGTTGCTGAGCTTTCAGCGGCATCGCGGGCGGCTTCTGCGCCGGTGCGCGCGGTGCCTGCGGTCGTAGCGTGCCCCGATGCGGTGGTGGCTGAACCTGATGCTGCCAGTGCCGACGACGCGGCGTTGGTTTCTGCGGTCTCGGCGTTGGTCTCCGAGGTGCCCGCAGCGCTGGCGCTGTTGGACGCGGCGGTAGCAGCCGTGATCGCGGTGTCACGCGCCGACTCGGCGCCCGCCCGTGCAGTCTGCGCTGCGGTGCGCTCCGACGTCGCCGTCGAAGCGGCGGTACCCGCGGTACTAGCGGCAGCCTCAGCACCCAGACGGGCTGTTGACGCTGACGTCGCCGACCCCGACGCGGCGGCCGCAGAATCGATTGCCTGCTGGATGGCCGGGACGGTCACGGTGTCGGTGGTGGCGTCGGACATGGCGAACCGAAGTTGGTTGCCCACGATGTCGACGTCGGCGATGCCGCGCCCAGGAACGCCGGCTTCGCCCCGGAACGGAACACCGGCACCCTCGTCGGTCCATGCCACCCCGGACCAGAAGTAGAGAAGTCCGCTTTCCAGAACGAGCATCGCACCACCGGCAGCCTCCTCGTCGAGGGCTGGCAGGGTTGCATAGGTATCTGCGAAGTACGGTGGGATCAGATTGAATCCTTCGCCCTGAGGGCCAGGAGGACCAGGAACACCGGGAACCGGAACTAGAAGGCCCGCGCTGGTCGGTGGGGTTACATCGATCGAACCGCTCTGTGGCGCAACGATGGTGACTGTCTGACCGTCTGAGCCGACGAGTGTCGTCATTCCGTGGCCTTTCTGACAGGACCAGTGAGTAACTCTTTTGCGGGACTCGTTGCAGAGGCCTTGTGGAGGAGCCAGAACCGGGTGCCTGGGGGCACTGATCCGTGATCGGTGACGGCGACGACGATGGTGGCAGTGTCGCCGTCGATATCGAAGTTCCATCGGAGCGTGGGTGTCGGTGCCGCGCCGAGGAGGTAGTACAGCTCGGCACCTTCGGCGAACTCCCCGTTGCTCAGGTGGTAGCTGTAGGTGAAGTCGCCGACGGCCGGAAGATGCAGGACACCGGTCGGAGTTGGTGCCCCGTTGTCGTTGCCGTCGGGTGGCGTGATGTCGCTGAGGTCGTTGAGGTGGATGTGTGTTCCACCGTCCTGTCGAGCGTCGAACGTGATGGTTTTGCTTGGGAGTTTCACCCCTTTCCACTCGAGGGCTGGAGTGGCAGTCCAGTAGATGGGGTAGCCCCCAACAGTTGCGGCGAGCAGGACCCCCTCGCGGCCTTGCAGGTCCGTGAGTACGCCATCGACGATCGCGGCGGTTACTGCGGCAACGGTTACGGATGCGGTCGGATCCCCAGCGGGCAGGTACCCGTTGCTACCGAGTCGCGGGGTGAACGTCACCTTCCCCTTTGGGTATACGACGTCGGGGTTCGAGTCGTCGTCAACGACGCCGTCATCGACTATGTGCGACCAGAGACCGGTCACGGTCACGAAGGTGACATCATCAGCCATCAGTCCTCGGCCTCCTCTTGGCGGGCGATTACGGAGTTCAATTGGGCGGCCGCCGCAGTCCAGTTCTCGTCCCACTGGGCGAACCACGGTCCGTCCCAGGGCATCAGGTAGAGAGCGTCGTCGGTCGGCGGCTCGAAGGTGTCGGTGACGAGGTAGGCGTCGGCGGCCGCGTCGAGCCACCAGTAGGTTCCTTCGCCGGCGGCGTAGAAGTCAGCGAGATCGCTGGGTTCGATCATGATCACGCCACCTCGCCCAAAGCGGAGGTGTCGACGGTGACGCCTGCCCAGGGGATGCAGTCGTTCCTGCGGTTCAGTGACGCGAGGGTCACCGTCGACGGGATGGAGCCGACGTTGTTGGGAGTGCGGTAGTACCAGGCGTTGAGCAGCTGACCCGGGCGTGCCGCGTCACCGGCCTGAGGTTTGCAGGCGTACGTGCGGGCCTCCTGCACGAGACCGGGTGCGATCTGCTGGTGAGCCACGAAAAGGATTTGTCCGGGCGTGCAGATCTGGTCGATGCCGAGGTCGACTCCGACCTCTCGCAGCGAGTTGGTGTTCGCCACCCCGTCCTTGATGTTGCCGCTGTCCCAGACCTTTTCGATGGACAGTGTCGCGGGGTTGTACACGCAGAGTGCCATGTAGTACGCCTCGATCGAGAAGATGTTCGCGTCGTTGCCTACTCGCCAGCGCAACTTTTTCACCACGCCGCGGCGATCGACGATGATCGGGGTGTAGTCGACCGGCGCGAGGCTTGACGTCAGGCTCGTGGGGGTAGACGGTTTGTACGTGGCCGGAGCCGGACTCAGCGACACCGTTGTCTGCGACGTCGATCCGGACACGTTACCGGTCGTCGTGGACGCCGACAGTGAGCCCGAGGAGTGGTTGTGCGAGCTCGCAACCCACCGCACCAGGTCATCGCGCGAGCACGACACCATGTCGTTGATGTCGGCGACGTACGCGGGAGTGACCGGCGAGGTGGGTGCGACCGACTCGAGGTCAGCGATTGCCGCCTGCACCTCTTCGAGCTCGTAGCGGGTGCCGAGTCCACCGAAGATCGCCTGGGCGCGCTCTACGAGCGACGTCCGGTCCTTCTGCTGCTGCGGCGGTGGTACCGAGATCGTCGGCGCCGACCGGGCCGGGATGACCGTCGTCGACGCGAGCAGATCGGCCGGCGGGACCGGCTCGGGCTGGTAGTAGCGGTCCCGCCCTTCCGGTGGGGTCATCAGACCGCCACCCGCATCAGCCGAACCCGCAACTGGGCCTTCGTGTTGCGAATCGACCACGACTTGAGATTGCCGGCGACCTTGACCGCCGACACGTACAGCGTGACCGCGGTGCCCGCGGCGATCACCCCGTCGGTCGAGGCTGGGGTGAGGTCGACCTCGGAGTGTGCGCGGAACGCGACCTCGCGGAACCCTTCACCGTCCTGGCCCTTGCCGTAGCCGACGATCGGCCCCGACGTAGCGTTCGCGGTGCGGATCTCCATGTCGATCTGGGTGCCGGTCGACGACGACACGTCCACACCGCCGACAAAGTCGAACCGGTAAGGCCACGGCTTCGCCGGGATGTTCAGTGAGAACAGCAGATGGGTGGTGTCGGTCGGGTTCTTCGTGACGGTCGGGAATCCGCTAGGGCCGACGACGTATTCCTCGGTGACGAACTGGCCCGGGCTCCAGACGAGTTTCGAGTCGCTCGACCGGAATGTGAGGACGTCGCCGTTCGTCGGGATGGAGCCAGTGGCGACGTCGACCGAGGTGAGGATCGACCCCGACGGGCCGGGCGGACCCGTCTCACCTTGGGGCATCTCGGGCAGGTCGAGGCCGACCGCATACGCACCGCCCGACCCCGACACACGCACCCCGTACTCGCCGCCGACGGGATCCCCGTCGATGGTGAGGGTGCCGGCCTGCAACGACGGCGGTGGCCCCACCGGGCCGGGAGTGCCGTACACGCCGTGGTAGACGATGAACGTCGCCCCGGTCCACACGTACTGGTCGTTGGTGTCGGTGTTGCGATATGCCCAGTTCGTCTGCTCGGCGCCGAGGACGAGCGCGAGCGCGTTCAGCTGCGCGGTGGTGCGCTCGCCCTGATGGATCGCGCCGGGCGGGCCGGGCGGGCCCGGCTCACCCTGATAGGCGGGCAACCCCATCTTGGCCTTCTCGGCGGCACCGTCCTGGCGGCGCCGCACGTGCAGATACGTGTCGGTCATGGGTGGGGCGCCGGCGGGCTGCGGGATCCCGAAGATCTCCAGCTCAACACCGATGCGTTCGATCGGATCGTCAGCCATGGGTGGCCCTCACTTTCTCGCGCAGCATCTTCCACGCCTGGTCGGGGTTTTCGCCGAGCACCGAGATCCCGGTGACGCGGTGGATCATGCGGGTGACCTCGCCCGCGACGGTTTCGACCTGCACGTCCCCGAGGTCGGGGGTGGACTCCCAATGCCCGAGCGGCACATAGTCACCGTGCTCGCCCGAGTAGACGAGGTCGCGGGTGTAGTTGCAGACCGCCTGCGCGACAAGGGTGCTCAGCGGGTCGGGGATCGGGGCGAACTGACCGTTGGACAGCGGCGCGTTCGACAGGAACTTGCCGAGCCGCAGCACCGACGGGTCATCGAGCGCATACGGTTCCGGGATGGCCGGTGTCGGCCCAGTCATGCGACTCTCTCGATCATGCGGGCCAGGCGGGTGGCGTGACCGTGGCGGGCGTAGTCCTGGCTGTGCTGGGTGCCGAACACGTAGCGGTTCGCCGCGCGCAGCGACCCGAGGATGTCGGGATGCTGCCACCATTCCTGCGGGCCGTCGGTCACCTGGTCGGTCACGTCATCGAGCCAACGCCGTGCAGAGGGCAGGTCGCGCACCGACATCCATTCAGTGAGGTCCCACACCGAGCGCAGCGGTGCGTTGACCTCGATGTCGGCGATCGGATCACCGGGCACCCACACCGACAGCAGCGGCAGCCCGTCGGGCAGTTTCAGGCGTTGCGCGATGCCGCCGCGGCCGTGGTGGGTGGGTTCGTGCGGGTTGCCCATCCCGGCGAGGGCGCGCACGTTCTCGCGCAGCTCGGGACGACGCTGCAGGACCTCGCGCACGAACCGGTAGCCGACGATGAATCCCTGGGAGTAGCAGGCGATCACAATCGGGCCGGTCGTCTGCTCGACGGCGCGGGTCAGGTTGCGCACCCCCTGGGCGATTGACTCGGCCGCCGACATGTCCCGCAGGCCGGTCGCCGGCCCGAACATGGCCGGATAGTCGACGTAACGGAAGTCGAACCCCGGCCGCAGCGACCGCTTCAGCGATTCGGCCGCCGACGACCGGGCGCCCGGCTTCGACCAGGTCCCATCGACCATCAACACCGTCGCGCTCATCCGCGGCCTGCCCACTCGCGCAGCGCATCCGCCCAGACACGCCGCTGGGTGCGGACATCGCCGTTCTCCGCCCGCGCCTTACGACCCTCCCCTTGGATGCGTCCGAGCATCCACCACAGCACCACTACTGCCAGCGCGCCGCCGATGTAGATCGCGATGCGGAAATACTGCCGCCCCGGATATTCCGACTCGGTCAGCACCGACGCTGAGACCTGCAGGACAACCAGCGTCCACAACACCGACTTCAGTGCGTAGATCTTCCCGATCTCGGTCGACCACCACGGCGAACGCAGGATGTACTGAGCGGTGAACCCGAACTGGCCGAGTGCGAGCACGCACAGTGCGATGTCGGCTACCGCTTTGACGCTCACCGAGCACCACCGAAGGCGGCGCGAAGCGCGTCAGCAAATCCGTTCTGCAGTAGTTCCCTGTGCAACGTGTCCTCCACTCGTCGTGCCCGCGCGTCCAGCTGCTCCGCCTCTTCCCGACGGATCGCTGATTCACGCAGACTGCGCTCGGACTCGTCGGCCCGGGCGCGCGCTTCTCGAATTTCCTTCTGCCACCAGAGCTTCATGTCGCACGCTCCTCGGCGAGTTGCCGGATGGCCGTGACCATCGCTTGCTGTACTTCGGCGGCTACCGTCGATCTGGCTGCGGCGTCGGCGAACTTCGCGATCGACTTGCCGTCCTCGACCGAACGGTCCTGCAGCGCAGTCAGTTCGCGGTCCTTCTGTGCGACGATCTCGCGGTGATGGACGCCGAACACGATCCAACCTTTCACCAGCGCGATCATCAGGGCGGTGACCGCGATGATCAGGAACGTCACGATGCCGACCCCGTTCCATGCGGCCGGGGACAGGTAGTTCACTACTCGACCGTTCCGCTGGGCAGTGCGACGAGACTCGGGGATCCCTTCGGCCCGATGGGCAGCGATGCGACCGAGGTGGCCAGCGAGATCAGTGCGGCGGTGGCGGCGAACCCGGCGACCGCGGACCAGTTGATCGACGCGAACGTCACCGCGTGCTCGGCATCGATGACCGCGGGGATGGCGCCCACGACCGTCGCGATGAACGTGCGTCCGGCGCGAATCAGGGCTTCGACGTAGGGATTCGCCGATACCAGCCGGGCGTCGACGAGCGCGAGCAGCACGGTGGCGAGGGTCGCGAGTCCCGCGGACTGCAATGCAGTCGGCCATGCGATCGAGACGACCGAGACACCGGCGACGAGGAACAGCGCCAGGGTCTGCGCGAATGTCTTGACGGCACGCTCGGCGACGTCCTGGACGAACGCGACGAACCCGTGGGTGGATGCTGCGGGCATGGTCAGACTCCTTCGGTAGTGGTGAGGGTGACGACAACTCCGGTGGGCGACCAGGTCAGACGCCCACGCTGGAAGGTCTGGGTGATGTTGTCGGTGCCGGCGACTTTCTCCTCGTCCGAGGTCGGCAGGCCGAGCGGGCCAGTCTCCCAGCCCATGGCGGCGTAGCGGCGGCCGATCTCGCCGTGAACGAGATATCCGGCGGTCGGGCCGCCTTTCGGGACGAACAACACACCGCCCTCGAAGTTCTGGTTGCCGCCCCAACCGAACACCTCGTGGCGCAGGATCGGGAACCCGAGCTCACGGGTCTCGAACCCCCGTACAGCGAACGCCTCGAAGATGCCGCCGTGCGGGATGGCGTAGGCGCGGTTCGCTCCGGAACGCCAGTAGATGTGCCCGTGGTCGAACTTGGCGAAAGCACCAACCTTCTGGCCGGCCTTGGTGATTGGCTTCTCACCGTCGGTGAGGCGTTTGCCGATCCACGCGGCAGCGGCCTTCGCTTCGGCGTCGATGAGGTTCGGTACCGGCGCGAGGAACGACTGCACGCGGCGGATGAACTCGTCGATCGGGAAATTCGGGTACGGGTCGGTGTGGCCGCCGCCGCGGGCACCGAAGTCCTTGTGCCCGCATATCCCTCGCCCGGTCGGCCATCCGGTGGTGCCGTTGTTGCCGACCCAGACTGGCGGGATCCCGAACTTCTGGCAGGCGGCTGCCGCTGCACGCGCGCCCCGCCACAGCATCGCGTCCTCGTCGAGACCGTCGCTCGCGTCCTTCGACAGCCACCGCCCGCGCGACCACGACACGTAGCTGCCGGCGAAACAGATGTGGTAGCCGAGGTCGTTCGCTGCGACCGCCGCCCACGGTGCGTTCCCGGGCGCGACCATCTCGACGGTGTCGATGTCGTCTACGGCCACGTTGTAGGAGACCCCACCGCCCTGGCAGAACTTCGCGAGGCCAACCGCGTCGCCGGTGCCGCCCTCCTGGGTGTGCAGGCCGACGAAGTCGTCGCGGGAACGGTCACCGTCGGTGCCGGCCGGAATGCGTTTGGTGATACCGAAATCGACCACGGTCGAATCTCCTGTCGTCGGTGCGGGGGTGGTGTTCTTCGGTGCGCGGTCGATCGACCACTGGCCCCAGTCGCGGGCGTAGACGTCGTTCACGTCGACGACGATCCCGCCGACACGCGGCCCGGGATTCGATGCGGTGTCGATGACCCGCTGATACAGGGCGGCATAGCCGCGGCCGTCGTCGTTCGACCACGCGCGGGTGACCCACACCCAGCGGGGATCGACGAGGCCGTCCTCGATGGCCCAGCCACACACCCGGGAGTGCCCGTAGATGCCGACCCACTCGCGGCCGATCTCATCGGCACAGCCGCGGAAGAACTGCGAGGCGGTGTCGTTCCACTGGCGCAGCGTGATGTCTTCGTCGACGGCGAAGTAGATCGGGCACCAGCCGGGCATCCCGGCGGCCCGCGCGATCGACAGAGCCTGTCGCGCCATGTGTTTGCCGCCCTCGTAACCGGTGGTCCAGTCCGACGGGGTGCGGTCGCCGGGCTTGCCGTACTGCCATACCGCGGCGACGTCGATCCCGGCGCGTCGGTACTCGTCGGCGACCGCCTTCGTAATCGGCTTGCCGGCGAAGTTCGTGCCGGGCCGCGACGGCGATACGTAGGCGACGATTCCGCTGTGCCCTGCCCTCTTGATGGCTTGGGCCGTCGGGAATCCGGCGGCGGTATCGATGACAGTGGTCATGTGGTGTTGTGTCCCTTCGCTATTCGCTGAGTGCTGCTCGGGTGAGCCAGGTGCCGAATCGGCGGATCTTCCCCAGGGCGATCGAACCGGGTTCGCGTTCGGCGTCGGGCCGGCCGATCTGCAGCGTCAACTTGCCGCGCGCGCCGCGGCTGTCCTCGTAGGTGATCTCTTCGAGGTACTCGACCTCGACGCGGCCGTCGGCCATCTGCACGCCGACGAGGTCGCCGAGCTGCAGGTCTTTCCCGATGTAGTACGGGGTGCCGTTCTGCACCGAAATCGCGTGCGAGATGTACGGTCTGGTCGCCCAGTGCGCCGACTTCATCCCCGACAGCGTTTCCATCGACAGCCCGGTCGACGAGCTCTCGGCGAATGTCTCGCGGAACCGCCACGGCCCGGCCTCGTTGGCGCGCTGGATGTCCTCGCTGGTGTGGAACGCCATGATGGTGTCTTTGACGACACCTTCGAACGCGCCCAGCTGCAGGTTCGACAGGAACGGCAGCAGCGGTGCCGCCGCACCGCCGGTCGCCGCGACCAGTGCGACGCCGATCGCCGCACCGGCCGCCGACAGCAGCATGTTCGCGCCGGTGACCATCAGCGTGTTGATCCATTCGGGCGACTTGCCGCCAGCGGTCACCCGCGACGCCATCGCCAGATGGGTGGTCTGCTCGTATTCGTCGGCGGGCGAGTACTTCCCGGTCGTGTAGACCGCGATCGGCTTGTTCGCGATCGTGCCCTGCACCTTGTCGAGGTACTCCTGGTAGCGGTCGTCGCCCAGAATCGGGTACAGCACCCAGCCGAGCAGGTCGGTGCCCATCTCGATACCGGTGCGGAAGAACCCATCGAGCAGGGTGCCGGTCCAGCCGACCGGCTGGCCCTTCTCGACGAAGTCGAAGATCAGCTTCGGCCGGTCGAGGTGGATGAACTCGGGGAACGGCTGAGGGTCGACGTCGGGGTCGAAGAACTGGTAGACGATCTGCAGGTCGTTGGCCTGGGCCACCTCGGTGAACGCGGTCAGCGCCTCGTCCATCCGCCACGACGCGAAGTCCCACTTGGTGGTGTCGCCGAGCACCTTGTTGCGCGGGTTGACCATCATCGGGTGCATCGCGTTCTTCACGATGTTCCACGTGTCCGGTGCGAACAGGTTGCCCGTCGGGATGGAGAACAGGTTGCCCTGCAGACGAACCAGATTCGCCGCCAACGGCAGCGCACACATGGTGGCCGACGGCCCGGTCCCGAACCAGTACTTGATCGGCTGGAACTCGGCGGGCAGCCAGGGGCACGGCCACAGCCGGATCCACGACAGATGCTCCAGCGCGCCAACGGCTTCGACCTCGTAGTAGCGTTTCAGCCCCTTGCGCGCCCGGGTGAACTTCGTGATGAACCACAACGTCGTGTAGCCGGGGAGGCGCACCACGATCGGGCGCACCGTCGCCTTCGGTTGCCCGTCGAAGTAGTCGGCATAGTGGTCGTCGACTGGCAGCAGCATCGTCAGCCCGCCGGCTGCGGACTTCTTGTCGGTGAACTTCAGTTCCTGGTAGTCACCCGAGATCGACCAGACCGCCATGTCTTTCGTGCGGAGCTCGACGACCGCCTTCGGGTTCTTGTAGACGTCCCGCTTGGCCTGTTCCTCCTGGGTGAGCGTCGCGAACGCACCGCGGACGCCGCTCACAGCAGCCCCTCGAACTGCTGAGCGCAGATCACCCACAACTCGGTGTTGACGTTGCCGCCGGTGACGGTGATGTCGACGCGGGTCACCTCGTTCTCGGGAACGGGGTTGGCGTACTTGCGGCCCTTCATCAGCGGCCACAGGTTGCGGCCGGTCTTGGCCGAACGGATCGTCGGGCGCGCCTCGTCGGTGTTGATCAGGATCGTCTCGTCGGCGAGCACGGTGAACGGGTGGTCGACGTCGTTGCCGGCGTAGCGCAGCCGCAGGCGGCCCGGACCGCGGAACGCGAATTGCGGCCACGCGTGCCACAGCGGGCCCGGGTAGATCGCTACCTGCCCGACACCGGTGTTGGCGGTGTTGCGCCATGAGTCGGCGTGATCGGCGGCGCGGGGGATCGGGTGCTCGACGATGAGCATCAACTCGAAGTTCGCCGACGAGGTGCGACTCGGGTCGAACGGAAACGTCGGCTTCAGATAGCCGAGTCGCGCCGCGATCCACCGCCATCCGGTCGAGTTGGTGTAGACCAGCAGCCACCCGACCTCATGGCGGCGGATCAGGGTACGCAGGTGCTCGACGCGGCGGCGGAAGTCGTCGGGGTTGGCGCCGAGGATGAACAGCGGCACATCGAGTTCGGCGTGATCGAGCGTCTCGCCGACGTAGTCCTCGCCCCATTGCCGGGCCGCGGCGTCGAACAGCGCCTTCACATCGAGGTGCCCGATACCGTCGATACCGCCGGTCGACAGCCACGGCCCGAGCTCGGGCGGTGAGGTGCGTTTGCCACCCGACAGTCGCACCCGCTCGCCCTTCGGCGACATCCACTCGATGATCGTGTGTTCGGTCAGCACAGCACTGTTCGTCACCAGCCACCCACCAGTTGTTCGGAGCGGGTCGCGCGGCGAACCTCGCGCCCGGTCTTGCGTGCGGCTTCGTCCGGATCGTGGGTGTACTGCTTCTCGATGACCACCAGCGGCCCGCCGGTACGCCCAGCCGTCGACTGCCCGTCATCGGGATCGCTGGGTGCGCGGCCAGTCGAGCGCATGACGCTCGCACCGAGGTCGGCGACCGACTTGAACTCGCTCGCCGACGGCAGAGATTCGAGCATCGCGTCGATCGACGCCCACTGCGCGCCGTTCAGGATCGGTTCGGGCCGCTTCGAGAGGTTGAGCGCCAGGCCGCCCGGCTTCAGCCAGCCGCCCTGGTCGTAGATGCCGAACTTGTCGACGAGCTCGGTTGCCCGGCCCATCTTCTGCGCGTACTTTCCCGGGAACGCGCTGCGCTGCACCGCCTGTGCCGCGGCACCCATGTCCATCGTTTCCCAGCCCGGCACCTTGACCAGCGCGTTGTAGAACGAGGCCGCTGAACGGTGCGGGTCCATCCGGTCCGCCACGCTGCCCCAGCCGGATGAACGCTGTTGGAACAGACCGATCGAGTCGTGGTCGGACCCGACAGCGTCGTGCGGGAGTTTCAGCGACTCGGGCACCGCGTTGTTGGCCCACATCTTCATCGGGTCGCCGGACTCGACGAGACCCGTTGCGACACCGATGATCGCGGCACGCTTCGGCAGGTTCATCTTCTTCGCCTGGTCGGCGATCGCCCACGGGTATTTGTCGGCACCCTCGGGCTCGAAGTCGGGCATCTTCGTCGTCGACGGGGACTCGCCCGATTCGACACCCGAACCGTCCCCGTAGACCGGATCAGTCGCACCACCCGAGGTGCCGGCGGCGCCAGCAGTGCTCGACGTGGTGGCGTCCTGCGGCTGGATGAGACCCGACACCGCCTCGAACAGTCGGCCGAACCCGAAGAAGTCGGCGGTGTCCTTGGCCATCGACTCGACCGCGGTCTTCGGGGTGTCCCGGATCGTCTCAGCAGACGCCCGGTAGCCCTCGGCGCGGGCGGCGCTGTCTTCGAGGGCCTTTCGCTCGGCGTCGTGCCGCTTCTGCACGTTCGCGAGCTGCTGACCCGACAGGCCCTTGATCTCGTTCTCGTGCCGGGCGGTCATCTCGTCGGAGAGCTTCTGCTGCCGGGTGCCGATCTCCTCGGGCGACTGACCGCTGAAGACGGCGCGGAACGCCTCCATCATCGCCTTCACGTTGTCGAGCTGCTCCCAGTTCAACACCGCCTCGGGCTTGCCAGTTTCATTGCGCACCAACGACAGACCCTTGGGCAGGTAGCCACCCTGATCACGGAACAGTCCGCCGATCGCGCGGCCAGGTGCGGTGATCACGTTCGTGACGACCTTCGTGATGTCCTTCGCCTTGTCGTAGGCGTCGGCGAGTTTGTCGCCGAGCTTCCCGGCGAGACTGAACGCGGTGTCGATCGCCTTCGTCTTCGTGATGTCGAGGGCCTTACCCGGAATGTTCAGCCACTCGGGCGGCGCGGAACCGATAATCGACGCCATGCCCTGCTTGATCGGGTTGATCGCCTTATCGAGGATCTCGCTGATCTTCTTCTTGATGATGTTGAGCTTGTCGGCGTCAGACAGACCGTCGTAGCCGACAAGACCGCCCGGCACCTTGTTCGGGTCGACGTTCTGCTCTTTCCACCACGAATGCACGTGATCCATGTGGTTCTGCGTCGGGCTGCCGCGGTCCTCCATCGGCTCACCCTTGGGGTTGCCCTGCGGCCGCCACCGCTGCTGCCAGATCGTGTGCTCGATCGGGAACTTCTTCGAGTTCGCGTGCACCCAGCCGTTGACCTCGTCGCCGGTCTTGGCGTTCGGGACCATGATGTCGAGGGCACGCCCCGACGGGTGCTCAGGGTAGGCATCCTGCCGGTAGCCGCCGATGTCGGTGATCTGCTTCCACATGCGGAAGATCAGGCGCCGCATCATCACCGCGATCGGCTTCAGTCCACCCTCTCCGGACAGCGGGGCGAGCTTGTCGCCGCCGGACACCGCGCCGCCCTTCTCGAACCGGGGTAGCGGGCCACCCTCGGACGCCGAACCGACGCCGCCGGGCGTCCAGGTGAACGGACGGCCGGATTCGACCATGCTGCGCATCCGGTACATCGCGGAGTGTCCGCCGGCACGCCGGACGTCGCGCACGTTCCACACGTGCTCGTCGGGCATCATCAGCGCGTGCACGGAGTCCTTGCCGCGCTGGGCACCTCGACCCATCGGGACCGGGCCGCCGTCGGCGAATTTGACCTCAGCCAACGGCTGCATCGGGTTCAGCCCGGGCAGGAACTTCGCGATCGTGTTCCACGCCGGCAGCAGGCCCTTGTTCCACACGGTGCCGATGACGAAGTTGATCGGTTTCGCCACGAAACCCTTGATCTTGTCCCAGGCTTTGCCGATTCCGTCGACGACGGTCTCGAAGACCGTCTTGATCGTCTCGATGCCGCGTTTGAACGCGTCCCACGCCGGCATGATGATGTTTTCGACCACCCAGGCGATGCCTTTGCCGAGCGCGTCCCACGTCGGCTTGATGACCGAGTTCCACAGCCATTTCACGGCGTTGCCAATGACGTCGAGCCCGCGTTTGAACGCGTCCCAGGCGGGTTTGATCAGTGTGTTCCACGCCCAGCTGATCACGGCGCCGATCGCGCGGAACGCCGGCATGACGATCGTGCGCCAGAACCACATGATGATCGGGCCGATGACGTTGCGGAACAGCAGCACCCAGCCGTTGAAGATGGTCTTTACGACGTTCCACACGACACCGATGACGGCCTTGATCGCGTTGAACGCGGGGGTGATGATCGACCGCCACAGCCACATGACGACGGGCCCGATGACGTTGCGGAAGATCATCGACCAGGCGGTGAAGTAGCCCTTGATGATCGTCCAGGCAATGCCGATCGCCGCCTTGATGCCGTTCCAGACCGGCAGGATGATGCTGCGCCACAGCCACATCGCGACCGCACCGATAGCGCGGAATGCGGCCATCATCGCCGGCCAGACGGTGTTCTGCAGCCATGACCACACGGCACCGACCGCGGCCTTGATCCCGCCCCACGCGGCGGCCCAGATCTTGCGGCCGACCTCGGTCTTGGTGAAGAACAGGACGAGCGCGGCGACGAGCGCGGCGATGGCGACGACGATCCATGTGATCGGTGACGTCGCGACCGCGAGGGCCGCACCGAACAGGGTGGTCGCGACGGTGCCCGCGATCGTTGCGACGCGGTGCGCGGCCAGCGCGATCAGGTTGCCGCGCAATCCGGCGGTGCTGCGGCCGGTCGCCGCGTAGAACACACCCTGCGCGACGCTCGCGACCGCCATCACCGCGTTGTAGAGCGTCATGGCCATCGTGATGGCCTTCACGGTGACGGCGAGCGTCAGCAGCAGCGGCGCCATCGGGCCGAGGTGGGACATGACGGTCGCGATGTGCGGCGCCATGACCGACAGGATCGTGGCCCACGGCGAGAAGGCGTGCACGATGCCGGGGATGATCGGCGACAGGTTCGTCAGCGCCTGGCCGAGCGCGGGCATCAGCCGTTCGGCCATCTGCACGAGGCCGGGCGTCGCCTCGCGGATGGCGTCACCCATCGACTTCAGGCCGGGGGCGAGACCGGCCGCCGAGGTGCGGCCGAGCTGCATGAACGCCGAGATCAGCGGTCCGACGACCGCGGTGACGTTCTGGATGATCTGTTTGACCTGGTTGAACGCGTCGACGAAGAACGTCTTGATCCGGCCGGACTGCTGGGCCTTGACCAGCATGTCCGACAGCGACTTTGCACCCTCGGTGGCGCCAGCGACCATCGGCGCGAATGCCTCACCGGCGCCGGCACCGATCGCAGCCAGCCCGGGCACGAGACCACCGAGCGCGGTGCCGGCCTGCGCGGCCATCGTCGATGACGTGCGCAGCCAGGACGACATGATCGGGATGCCCTGTGCCGAGGTCAGCCAGTCAGCGACGCCCTTGGCGCCGCGGTTGAACCCGGCGTTGACGGTGTTCATCGCGCCGCCGATGCGCGGCAGCCAGGTGTCGGCGAGACCCTGAAGACGTTCCGGCAGACCGGCGAACAGGGTGTCCTGGCCGCCGCGCTGGATGGCGTCCCAGGCGGGCTTGATGCCCATTGCGGTCTCGACGAAGTTGCGGGCGTTCGCCGACAGCTTCGCCAGGGCCTCTGCCTGCTTGTCGACGCCGCCCGAGGTGCCGGTGTCCTTCGGGTTGCGCGCCTCGTTGAGCTCCTCCTGGGCGTCCTTGGTCTCCTGGGTGGCGTCGCGTAGCCGCTTCTGTGCCTCGACGACCTCGTCGGCCTTGTTCACGCCCTTCGCGCGGGTGTCGGCGGCCTCCTTCGACAGATCGCGGTTGTCGCGCTGCACCTCGGCCAGCCGCAACTCGGCGTCCTGCACGGCGAGGACGGCCCGTTCGCGGTCGATGCCGGACTCGAAACCACCCTTGGCGAGGTCGCGGCGGGCCTCGCGCAGCGACAGCTGGGCGTCCTTTTCGCTCAACGCGGCACCTCGAAGCTGAAGGTCGAGGTCGCGGAGCTTCTTTCGTGCGTCGTCTCGCGCGCGGGCGACGTCTTTCTGGGCGTCCTTCTCAGACTCGACGGCCTTCGCGAGGTTGCGCTGGGCGCGTTCGATGTCCTTGGTGTTGTCGACGGCCTTCGCGGCGCCACCGCCGGCCGAGGTGCCCATCTCCTTGAAGGCGTCGCCGACGCCGAACAGTCCGGCCTTGAGGCTGCCGACGGCGGCGCCGAGCGCGGAGATCCCGGCGATACCGATACCGCCGGCGGCGGAGCCGATCGTGGCGATCGCGGCGCCGAGCGCGGCGAGCGCGGGGGCGGCGGTGCTCGCGATGCCGATGAGTGCGGCCAGGCCGACGGTCAGCGCACCGATGATGCGGGTCACCCGCATGACGCGGCCGATGGTGCGGGCGGCCGCGGAGAACACGAGGATTGCTGCGGCGGCGCGGGCGACGTCACGCGCGAGCCGACTGGCCAGCGCCGCCACGACTTTCAGCCATCCGGCGAGCTTCGCCAGCCCGGTCGCGCCGAGCGCTTGCATCGCCGTCGCGCCGACCAAGACACTGGCCGCGAAGTGGCGCATCATGCGGGACGCCCAGCTGATGACGGTCGCCGCGGTCCCGACGTGGCGCACCATCGCGGTCAGCGAACCGTTCACCAGGGCGACGGTCGCGATCATGCCCTTTAGCCCGGACCGCATACCCGAGACGAATCCGTGGCCGTAACGACGGCCGTGCTCGTCGCCGACCTTGTGGTAGTCGACGTCACGCAACCCCGCGTTGATCCCGGCGGCGCCTTCGCTACCGGCGCGACGGCCGATCGACCGCATCTGTGCGGCGAGCTTCGCCATGCGCGCCTTCACCGAGTTGACGCCGATGTCGCCGCGCGACAGACCCTCGTCGACACCGCGGGCGGCCGACCTGCCGGACTCGCGGCCACCGCGCCCGAACTCCTTGTCCATCGCCGCGGTCGCCGAACGCGCTGCGCCTGAGGCCTCTTTCACGACGGATGCGATGAATCCCTTCATCGACGGGGCTACGGGCACCCAAACCTGATCTTCTGCCAACGGGATCCACCTCCACTCTGAGCGCGAGAAACGCAACGACCCCCGAAAGCTGTTGCTGTCGGGGGTCGTTGGTGTTTACAGACTGTCGAGGAACGACATGACTTCTTCCGACGAGTGATCGCCTCGGCTGCCGAACTGTTTCGGCGCGTCCTCATCGATGTCGATCCACGGGTACTTCGGGTGCTCTTTGGGCACCTTGACCTTGGGTTTGCCGAGCCGGTTGGAGATGCTGGCCGTCTGGATCTGCATGAGACGCACCAGCATCCACAACATCTGCTCGTTCCATCCCCACCGCTGCCCGTCGCTGCGGGCCTGGTCGATCGCGGTGACGCCTTGCGGCAGGTTCTCGATCAGCACCCGCAACTTGCGCAGCGTGATCTCGCCGCGGTGGAACCGGGCGAGCACACCGATACCCCGGGCCGGATCGCACAGCCCGGGGTAGGTGGCGTCTAACGCTGCTTCGACTTCTTCGACTCCGCGCGGCGCGATGAGCGATTCCGCCGAGTAGGGTTTCCCTGCAGCTCGTCGCGAATCTTCTTGCTGTAGTCGGTGAATGCCTGGTTGAACATCCACGACTCACCGCCGGCGGTCAGGAACTCCTCGTACTGGGTTTCACCCATGTACCAGGCGGCGACGTCGACGTCGGCGGTCAGCGGGTCCAGTTGTTCCTTCTCCGCGTCGGTGAGGAACTGCGGTTCGCGCACCACCCAGTCGCGGCCCTTGAACTTGAAGGCGAACGTGTCGCCGTCGGTCTTCTCGAACGTCTGGTCGTCGAAGTCGAACTTGTAGACCTGGACGTCGTCCTTGGCACGTGCCTCCTCGCGCTGCGCGAGGAACTTGTCGAGATCAATGTCAGCCATGGCAGGCCCCTTTCAGTTCGGCAGGTCCAGTGGTGGGTGGTTGCAAGGGTGCGGGGTGGGGCGGACCTGCCAGGGAAACTCCCCGCCCCGCACCCGTCTGTGAGACGCGTTGCGCGTCAGGCGCCGCCACCCCCGCCACCGGGCGGGGTGTAGTCGTCGATGCCGGTGGTGTCCCAGCCCTCCATGAAGATGCGGCGCGAGGACAGCTCCTTGCCCTCGGGTGCGTCGAGGCCCGGGAACCCGGTGACCGTGACGTTGTAGCCGATCATCTCGTCGGACTTGTAGGTGATCTCGCCGCGCTCGGTGACCTGGGCGGCGGCGAGGCAGGTGCGGCGGGCGCGCGATCCGTCGACGACGGTCAGCACCAGCTTGTGCTGCTTCACATCGGGCTTGCCCGACTCGTCGAAGAACACCGAACCATCGGCATTCTTGAACATGTCGTCGATCGAGACGCCGTAGTAGAACCCGGCGGTCGCCAGGGTCGACTGCCACAGCGTGAACTCGAACGTGACCACGCTCTTGGTGATCTCGTAACGGATCGCCGAGTTCTCCTGCCAGGGAACGAACTCCTGGTTGTCCTCGTCGCGGCCCTCGGTGACGCCGTCGTCGGAGATGTAGCCGAGGTTGGTGTATCCGCCGGCGCCGCTGGTGGGCAGGTTGCTCATGTCGTGCGGGAGCACCGCACTTTCGAGCGACCCGATGTCGATGCGTCCGGTGACGCCGACCCGGGCGGCTTCTGCCTTGAACCCGTCAATGGTTGGGACTGCCATCACGTCCTCCTCAGTTCTGCGTGTAGGCATGTGGAGCAGCCCCTACGGGAGGGGTCTGCGGTTACTGGTCCTGGCAGGTCCGGTCTTGGGGGCGCTTGCGCGCCGGATCAGGCTGTGTCGCGGCCGATCTCGAATGCGTATTCGCCGTGCTCGCGCTTGATCTTCGTGTTCCAGTCGGTGGCCCGGGCGAACGCCGAGTTCTCGATGACGCGGCGAATCTCGATGTCGTCGCGGTAGACCAGGGAGAACAGGATGCCGCGGACTCGTCGCGCGTACTCGCGGGACTGCTCGCGCGTCTTGCCCAGGATGTAGAAGTCGGCGACGAACACATCGGTGAGCGGGCCGCCGCCGGCCTGCCACGGCAGATGCTTCGACCCGCCGGGAATGTCCTGCACCAGCACGACCGGCAGCCGCTGATCGAGCGCGGTCTGCGCGGGCAGGGTGTCACCGACGTATGCCAGCGGCAACCCGGTGTTGAGTGCCCCGATGATCTTCTCCAGCGGGTCGGGGAAACCGTTGTCGCTCATCGCGAGCCGACAGCCCTTCGCAGTGTGCGGCGGCGGACGGTGCTGGTGTTGCCGTGTTCGCCGTCGACGTCGTTGCTTTCGACGTGGACGACGAACCGGCCGTTGGGCATCGTGTGCTCGGACAGGGTGATGTCGGCGCGGCCGTCGTTCTCGGCCTGGTCGATGCGGGCGGCGCGCGCGGCGATCTCGCGGGCGCGTTCGCGAACACCGCGCCGCACCTTGCTCATTCGGTTGAGCTCGCGGAACACGCGGTCGGCGTCGATCCGGACGTCCGGGTCAGCCACGGTTGGCCCCGCGGATCGCGTCGAGCTGGGCCTCGAACGTCTGCTCTGGTGTCGGCGGCGCGGTGGGCGCCTCACCGGGCTCAGGTTTCGACGGCAGCGCGGCGACCGAACGCACCTGGTCGACTTCGAGGGTGAGGGTGACGACGGCGCGGCCGCCTTCGACGACCGCCCGGGCGCCGACACCCGACAGCGGGAACGGCAGTGCGGTGCCGTCGAACACGATCGCGTCGCGCTCGTAGTCGAACACCACCTCGCAGGGGGTCTGCTCGGTCACCGGAGTTCTCGATCGAGTCGTTCCAGGGTGTCCCTCGCTGCGTCCCGCGATTGATCCACTGCCTCAGCTGCAGCCTCATACGCTGAGGTGGCCTCTTCGACTGTCTCCGCCGCTCGTGTCACCTCGTCGTCGCTCGGGATGACCTCGACGTCGTCCGCGAGGACCGGGATCAGCACGACCGGGATCGCTTCGGGATTTGCGATGTCTTCGACGTCCGGGCCGCGCTGTTCGATGAGCCACGGGAATTCGACACCGTCGACGAACACCTTCTTCAGCTTGCGGTCGATCGTGATCTTCTTGGCAATCTCGGGCATGGCAGGTCCTATCCGTTCTTGAACTCGATGGTGAATTCGACATGGTCGACGCCGGATTCGTGGTCGGGGCTGGGCCACCGCTTGATCTCTCCGACGACCTCGTGGTCGCGGCCTCGGTAGGCGACCCGGTCGGTGGGCTCGACGTCGATGTCGCGACCGGTGGGCGTGCACACCCACAGCACGGTGTGCGTGGCGACGCGGGTGTCGTTGTCGTCGGTCTCGACCACGGCGCGCGGCTGCACCTCGACACCGAACGGCACCGGAATGCGTTGCACGCCATCAGCAGGATCGAACGACAGGAACTCGCCCTCAGGGTTGTACTTCTCGACGATCCGCGCCGGCCGCACGACCACGATCTGTTCGGTGAAGAACTTCATCAGTAGTCGTTACGAGCGAAGTTCCAGCGAGGCTGCGGCTTCGCCGACACCCCGAGCTGCTCCCAGTGGTACGGCGTGAACAGCAGCAGCGCATCGGGATTCGACAGTTTGCCGCCGTGCGTCTTCTCGCCGATGGTCTCGGTGTAGCTCGACAGGCCGGGGATCCGCTCGCGAATCTGATCGGATTCGAGGACCGACCGCACCACCTGGTAAGACACCAGCCGGGCATCGGCCGGGTCGGCGTTCGGCGCCTTGCCGCGGATACGGCGCGCCGCCGCGGCGAGAAGCTGCTCGGCGTAGGCGCGCTCGGCGGTGGAGAGGGAACGCCACATCGCGGCGAACTCGTCGACCGTCAGGAACGGGACCGTCCCCTCTCCACTCGTCACGACAGCGCCTCGATCAGGGCCTGCTTGTCGAGATCATCGGCGTCGGCAGCCGTCCAGCCGCGGGCGACCGCGTACTCGACCCAGACCTTCTTCGTGGCAGTGATCCGCGGCCGCGCCGGGTCTCCGGCCGGTTCGGGAACCGGCGCGACGGCCGGTGCCTCGTCGTCGGTGACGACCGCATCGTCGTCGGACACCACGTCGACGGTGTCCGCATCGACGACCACGATGGCCGGATTCTCCGCGGGCACCGGCGCGATCGCGCCGGCGTCCAGCAGACGAGCCACGTCAGCCTCGTCGAGGCCCGACACGATGTCGCCGCGGCGATGCCGAATCACCTTCAGCGGATAACCGTGCGCGTCACGCTCGACGACCTGCTCGAACAGCGACGCCGTGAGGACGAAATCAGCCATCGTCAGGCCACCAGCCCGGTCAGCCACAGAGCGGCCTTCGGCTGGTCGAGGCCGATGGCGCGCTTGTGCGAGGCGTCCGAACGCCAGGTCTCACGCGGGCCGCCGTTGGGGCCGCCACCCTCGGGGTAGAGAGCGGTGAACTGCAGGGGGCGGGTGTCGGAGTAGAACCCGACGGTGCCACGCTCCAGCAGCAGCGCCTTGTTGATCGGCCACGTGCGCGACTTGATCACGTTCAGGCCCATCAGCAGACCCGGGATTGCGCCGGTGTAGGCGATCGACTCGTTCGCGACGTTGCCCTGGTAGACCTTCAGGATCTGCTCGTTGTCCATCAGGGTGGCGAGCAGACCCGGGTGCAGCACGATGGTGTCCGGCTCGAAACCGAAGTACTCGTCCTCGGTCGCCTCGTCCGGCGCGGCGGTCGAAATCTGCTCGATCGCCTTCGCGAGGTCGGTGCGCGGCTTGCCCAGCGGGTCGTTCCACGCCTTCGTCACCGCGAGGGTCGGCACCGCCGACGAGGAGAACAGCGCCTTCGCGCCGCGATCGTTGGCGCGGATGAACGTGTTCTTCAGCCCGGTGATCTGCTTGTTGACCGCGTCGATGTTGTTCTCGTCGATCATCTCCTTCGAGACGCGAACGCCCAACGCCTTCTTCGTGGCGTAGGTCGCGCGCGGCTTGCCGAGCTTGCCGGCCGAGACCGGAATCTCACCGAACTCGGCGACGTCCTGCACGTCGTCGTCGAGGAACGTCGGGTCGCCCTCACGGAAGGCGACGACACCGGCGTCGTTCTTCCCGGCGTTGCGCAGCAGCGCCTCGCTGATGAACTGATTCTCAATCAGTTCCTTCAACTTGGTCGGCACCCACAGCGGGTTCTTGACGAGGTCGGAGACGGTGAAACGGTTACCGTCGCTGACACTCACGAGGTTCGTGGCCATGTTGGTCGGTCCTTTCGGGGGTTCAGGTGTCTCAGACGAGACGGATCAGGCCGACGGCCTTGGTGGACACGGTCACACCGGCGGGTTCGGTGCAGATGCCGACGATCGTGCGAGCGTCGGGGGTGGTACCGGCGGGCGTCACGGTGCCGTTGGCGGCGGCGACGAGCTTGTCGCCGAACGCGGCGTTCGCGGCGTAGGTGACCTTGACCTCGGTGCCGGCGTAGGCGACGGCGACGGTCGTCGGAACCGGCACGGCCGAGACGACGGTGCGGCCGAGTTCGTCGGTGGTGTCGGCGCCGGGGAAGTCCTCCGGTGCCAGCGCGTCGTTCAGCGCGACGCCGAGCACCTTGAAACTGCCGGCCGCGGCGACGCCGATGCGGCCGCCGGAACGGGCCTCGACGAGCTGTCCGCCCTTGATGACGACGTCATCGGCCGGGGTGAAGGTCTTCGGACCACCCTGGGTGACCTGAACGATTCCGGGCATGTCAGATGCTCCAATTCTTGTAGGCCGGGTCCTCGCGGACGTCGGAGATGTCGGCAGGTTCCGTGGAGTGGCCGAGCTCGCTGACCGGGACGGCCGAGTTCGGTGCCATCGAGGCGAGCAGCTCGGCTGCCGACTCGGGGTTCTGGTCGAACGACTTGCGCCAGGTTTCCTTGTGGGCCGGGGTGATCCGGCCCTCGGAGATCGCCGAGTTCAGGCGCTGCTCGATGCTCGCCTTGCGCTCGTTCTCCAGGTGCTCGGCGAACCGTGCGCTGTTCTGTTCGAGGGTGGCCAGACGGCCGGCGTCGATGGCGACAACGCCATCAGGCAGACCGGCACCGGCCGACGCGGCGGCCTGCTGGCCGTCGGGGGTGCCGGCCGACGTGTCGGTGGTCTCCACGTTCGTCTTCTTCGCGGTTTCCTCGGCGGCCGCGATGATGCCGTCGATGTCGACGTCGTCCGCGAGCCCGAGAGCGGTGCGGAGGGCCGCCAGCTGTTCGTTCGTGATCTCCACGCCCGAACCTCCTTCGGTGGGTTCCCCGTCCGCTGCCGCGGCGGGCTTCGACACCTCGGCCGGACGGCCGGGGCGGGATTCGGCACGCGAGGCGAACCGAACGACTCGTGCGGACGCGGCGACCTGCTCGGCCTCGCCGTCCTCGGGAGTGACGGTGACCGGCGTCGAATCGACGTACTCGACGGTCACCTTCACCGGCTCGCCGAACGTCACCTCGCTGTCGGTGACCGAGAACGGCACCTTCAGCAGCGTCGAGTCGACGTCGTTCTGCACGATGAGCTGCGGCGGATCGACGAGCATCTCGCGGATCCACAGGTTGTAGTTCGATGCGGCGGGACCGTTGTAGTACGCGGCGCGCACCTGATCGACGGTGACCGACGCCAATGCCGCTGCGGCCATTGGAATCTCCTTCTTCGTGGGTGCTTTCGCGTACAGGTCGTACAGCGATTCGAGGGTGCCGATGCCGGGGCGCTCGACACCGAGCAGCGCAACGGCGTGCAGCACGAACGGGTGGGTGTGGCCCAGCTGGCACACGTAGTTGTGTTCCCACTCGCCCGAGCGGTCTGCGTAGGCCGAGGCGATGACCGACCGGCCCTCGCTGTCGGCCGCGGCCAGCCAGGCCGGGACGCCGACGAAGTCGCCGACGAGGGTCTGGCCGTCGTCGGCGATCGCGAGGTTGTCGACGAGTCCGATCGTCGGGTCGCCCGGGCCGTCGGAGTGGCCGGGCTTGAGGACCGGCCGGCGAACAGCCGGGCAGTCGAGGGCCGCGACCGCTGACGCGAAGTCCTCGGCGGTCGGGTGCCAACCAGCGATGTTCGAGATGTCCCAGGTGCCAACCGAACCGAGCTCCACGCGCGGGATGGTCGCCAGGACGGGAGTCGACAGAACCTCGACCATCAGAACAACGTCCCCTGGTTGGCGCTCGTGGCGTGGGTCTGGCGGATCGCGCGGGTGCTGACGGCGACCGAGGCCAGCGCAGGTGCCGAGGGTGCCGGTGCCGGCGCGTCGTCGGGCTTGGCGGGCAGGCCCATCCGCTGCCGCACGTTCGCCTCGACCAGCACATCCGGCGACAACAGCCCGGCTTCGACGAGCATCTTCAGCGCCGCGGCGGTCGCGGCCTGCCGGGAGCCGATCTCGTCGAACACCAGCAGCGGTGCCTGTTCATCGACACCGAAATTGATGTCGATCAGGTCTTCGATGACGTGAGCGTTGGCGGTGTCGCGCTGATGCTCACCGACGGTCTGCACCGACTGGGTGAACGTGTTCTCCTGCACGTCAGCCAGCGCATACGATCCGCCCTTGCCTTCCAGGTTCAGGAAGTGGGCCAGACCGGCGATCGCGATCATGTTGTCGTGGTAGGCAATCGCGGCACCGATGTCGATTAGATTGCCGTTCGGGGCCACCAGCTTCAGGTCGGCGCCATACGGCAGACCGACGCCGGCATTGTCGCCGCCGCGGTACTGCATCGCCATGTCGGCGAGCTTGTCCACGTCCTCCTGCGAGGCGCCCTCGGCGGCCGTCGCAACAGGGATCCCCTGCCCGGTCCGGCGAATCGCCATCGCCTGGTAGCGAATCAGTTCGTCCTTGATCAGCCAGTGCTTGAAACTCGGTCGCAGCAGTGAGTTCCCGACCCACATGCCCGGTTCCATGTCACGGGTGTAGACCACCAGCCGCGAAATCGGGATCGACAACGGACTCGGACCGTAGAGCACCTTCGACGTCGACGCCGGTGCGGTCTGCTCGATCGACATCAGCCCGCCATCGAGGGCGACGTTCCACGCCGAGATGGTGCGCTGCGGGCGTGGCGCGAGCTTCCGCAACCAGAACTTGCCGTCCTGTTCGCGGTAGAGCTGCTCGAACACGCTGTGCCCGTAGATGAGCGACGACAGCGACTGACGCAGGTGATCGTTCCAGGAGAACCGGCCCTTCGACCGGCCGAAGTTCAGTTCGTCCTCGGCGCCGTCGATCGGCAACCGCATGTTCCGGGCCACGAACTCGACGACCTCGTCACGGGCACCGTTCGGCTTGATCCGCCACTGCGCGCGCAGAATCGGCAGCGTGATAGCCGCGTACAGCGACGACACCCGCGAATCCTCGCGCAGCATCCGCGCATACGTCTGCACCGACGCCGGCCACTGCAGATCGGGGACACGCTCGAACATCTCCCACTGCGAGAACCCCGCCTCAGCAGCCGAAATCTGGCCGTGCACATAGCCCTTCTCGCGAAGTGCCGGTTTCGGCGGCTTCACCACATCGTTCGCCACGTGTCACCCCCTCTCATCGGGTCAGAACCCCACTGCCATCAGGTCGAGATCGCCAGACGGTGGCCTGGCCGCGCGTGCCGCACCCGAACCCGTAGACGGCGACGCCGGTTTCTTCTTCGCCCGGGCGCCGTACGTGATCAGTGCCCAGCGCGCCAACGTGATCGCCTTCAGCGGTGCCGCCGAATCGCCAATCGCGTCGTCCCACACGAAATCTCCGCGCGGTAGTTCTCGTTTCGTCGCATCCGCCACCGCATCGCGGAGGATCTCCGCGTCACCGGCATGCGACAGCTGCCCCGACGTGGCGTCGTCGAGGAACCCGCCACACGCCTCAGCCATCTGCGGCGTCGACGCGAGCTCCGGTTCGATCTCCGCCGCGATCAGCAGCGGCACCGCGGCCTTCGCGTTGTCGTGCGAATCCATCACCAGCGCCACCGGGTCCGACTTGTCGAGCACCAGGCGGATGAACGCCACAACCTCCTGCGCCGTGGCCTGCCGGAAGTAGCCGACCTCGACGTGCACCTTGCCGGCGGTCGTGTGCTGGGCCGCGGCGAGCGCCCACCGTTCCCGGCTGCGAGTTCGCGACAGACCCAACGCGATCGGACCCTGCAAGTCCGGGCGAACCTTGCGCATGGTCGACCACTCCTCCAGGTCGAAAAGCAGGTCGACGTCGTCCTCGGCCTTTGGCCACTTGCCGCGGTTGAGGTACTCCAGCTCGAAGATCCGCCGTTTCCGCGAGGTGTTCGCGTTGCGGGACTTGGTCCGCAGAAATCGTGGCTTCTGGATCACGCCGTAGGACGGGTTCACGAACCGCCACGTCTCGGGGTCATCGAACGCCATGTCGTCTTCGGGCGACCATTCGGCGAAGTGCAGATCCTCTTCGCGGGCCAGGCCGCGACGCCGAATCGCCGCCAGAACGTGGCAATTCGGCATGGTCTCTTCGTCGACCGCAGTCGACAGGTAGATCGTTTGCGCGTTCGCCGACGCCGTCTGCGTCGGATCGAGCGCACCCGTTTGGGTGTCGGTCAGGTTGTAGGCCTCGTCGTAGATCACGAGGTCGACCTCGTCGAAACCCTTGCCGAGGTCAGCGGATCGGGTGACGAACGCGCATCGCGCGCCCCGATCAGTGACGATCAGGCCGCGACCACCCGAGCACACATGCTGTGTCACACGCCGGTTCAGCCACGCCCGGGCCTCGATGATCGCCCACACACGCTTGTAGACGTCCTCAGCGGTCGGCCACCGCTGCGCCGAGTACACGATCCGTTCCCCGCGGCGGTCGTTCGCCAGGAACAACCCCCACAGAATGCGGATGATCACCAGCAGCGTCTTGCCGTTCTGCCGCGCGATGATCGCCACACACTCCGGATGCGTCCACAACCCGTCCGGTCGGCGACGCATCCACGCCCGCAGCAGCTTCGACTGCCACGGCATGGCCTTCTTGCCCACCCGGCGGCCCAGCTCGACCGCCTTCACCCCGTCGGAGTCATCACCCGGCCACTCCGACAGCAACCGCGGGTCCTGCCGGCCTTCCAGCCGTGGCCACTCCGACAGATCAGAGTCCGTCGAGGCCATCGACCTCGCCGCCACCGCCGGCACCCGCGCCCGGGGTGCCGCCACGCTGCCGTTCGATCTCCGCGAGCAGATGACGCAACGCCGTCGTCTGCTGCCGCGACTCCGCGAGCGGATGATCGACCCGAACCTCGATCACCGAGTCCCGGCCGGTCACAACCTTCGTCCACGTGTCCACATCGCCCGACAGCAGCAAATCCAACTTCGCCAGCCGATCGACGATCCGGCCGACCTCGCGAATCATCAACCGGACCGAGATCGAATCGCCTTCACGCGAAAGTTCCTGCACCACATCCGAACCGCGCATATCCAGGGCCAACGTCACGCTAACCCTCCGATTCCGCCCGAAAACCCCGGCTTCCCTGCAAAAAAATCCCCAC